ACGACGTAGTGATCCTGAACCATGAGAAACACCTCCAAGAATGCCGAACGGCTCAGTGGACGATCGCCACCGAAAGAGACCGAACGGCGAGAGTTGTGAGGTGGGTGCTTCTCTCGTCACTGACTATTGCCAACCGCTGAAAACTGGCCTCGTCAGGCACCGCATCACGGTGCGACCCGCCGCAGCGGGTTTCGGCCTGTCACGCAAACCACCTCTTCTTCTTGAACCACCCGCACTCCTTGCACTGATCCAAGAAGAGCACGCCCCACTCCAGCAGCCGAAGGTCGTCCTCGGTCGCGTTCTCGACGCCTGAAATCAAGTCCTCGCGCAGCATGCACCACGGCCATAAGGCAGACCACAAGAACAGGCTGGCCTGATTGAGCATCGACCTTTGCGTGAATATGGCGCTGAGGATTCCGTCCGCGTCCAGCTCGACGCCCATAGAGCACACGCCGACCAGGGCACAGAAAACACAGAGGAACATGCGAAACTCCTTGGTCAGTCAGCCACAGCGAAGTGCTGCCGGCTCTGCTGACACAAGAGATTGCCGACCGCTGAATCCAAGGGGTTTGATAAGAACGATGGGGATGAGGGCGAGGAGGAGGGGACGACCTCGACTCTTAGTAACTCTCGAGATTTCGCCCGGATGGGAACGAATGCGGGCTACGTAACCCCTGTGCCAGCGCGCAGTTACGGCACGTGCGGGCCTAGGGCGGCCCCCAGGCCCCCCCAGTCGGCCCCCCCACACCCCCATGTTCCCCTCCTGGTTTTTTTCTCACTTTTGGTGCGACCCCCCTTGCGCTCCCTGCTCCGGGCGCTACATTCAGCGCGTTCGGTCCCTTTCACGGAGGATCCCTATGCGCATCGCGCTTTCTTTGGCCATGGTTCTGGCCCTGTCCGCCGCTGCCCACGCTGGCCCGTTCTCCCGCTCCCGTTCCGTCAGCCGCTCTACCGAGTCGGCTTGCATCAACGGGCAGTGCGGAGAGCAGGTTCAGGTTCGGCAGAAGACCGTCGTCCGCACTCACGGCACCAGCAGCTCCGCTCAGGCGGCTGCCGAGGCCATGGCTGCTGATGGTGTGATGAGGCACTTCCAGCGCTCCTCTGCCTGCTACGAGGGCGTTGGCGTCGGTGGCAGCCCGGAGGCCGCTCTGGGCAGCTGCTGCAACAACGGCGGATCCGTGATCGACCAAGGCGTGGCCTATGGCCATGGCCGTTGGTTCGCCTGCCGCAGGTACACCCTGCGGTGAGCTTCGTGCCCCAGCGGTGGGAGGCCCGTCCCACCTCCTGCCGCTGGGGTGCTTTCTTTCTCTGGGGCAGGGAACACGTTCATGGCAAGCTTCAATCGCGTGGTGTTGGTCGGGAATGTCACCAGGGACGTGGAACTCCGCGTCCTTGGGAGCGGGACATCGGTGGCCGACATCGGCATGGCGGTCAATGACCGCTACAAGAACAAGTCCGGAGAGTGGGTCGACGAGCCCACCTACGTCGACGTCTCGGCCTGGGGGCGGACGGCAGAGGTCGCATCGGAGTACCTCCAGAAGGGATCTCCGGTGCTGATCGAGGGTCGCCTCAAGCTGGAGACCTGGGAGAAGGACGGCCAGAAGCGATCAAAGCTCAAGGTCGTCTGCGAGAAACTCCAGCTGCTCGGCCAGAAGGGCGGCGGTTCTCAGTCCCGATCCAGGGACGACGAAGACGTCGAGATTCCGTTCTGACACTCCGGTCGACGTGTGTCCGCATTCGTCCAAGGGCCGTGCACGGCCTCGGCAGGATCCCTTCGGGAGACGTGGGTTCGAATCCCACATGCGGCCATTTTCATCTTTCTGGAATCTGGGAAGGACGCCCATGACAAAGCGCGACGATCAGGCCAAGGAATACGCGGAGGAGTCCGGCTCTCTTGACGGCTACCACCCCATGGTGCGTGACTTCATCCTCGGGCAGGGCTGCTTCTCCCAGGATAAGGAGAAGGAAATGCACGAGCACGTCTGGCGCAGGCTCCAGGAGCGGCTCTCGGTGGCGATGGTCGAGGCCCTGCGGGAGGGGTTCGCCGCGGTCGACAAGAGATGGGACGCGCTCGATCAGCCCGCTGGCGGAGCGGCCAAGGCGATCGCCAGTCCCTTTGCCGAGGCCGCGGAACGCTCATCGACGGTGAGCAAAACGGGCGAGGGGCAAAGCGGCATGCGCACGGAGCGGATCACGCTTGAGGTGACGCACAACGCAGCCTTGAGCGCTCGTGAATGGCACATGTGGCGTACGATTTTTGACCCCAGGTACGGCGAATCCGTCCGCGTCGTGAGCGACGAGGAGCGGGAGGCCGCTCTTCCCGATGTTTCCGACCAGGACGGCGACCGCGTTGCCATCGACTGGCAGGGTCTGACGAAGGTCTTGCAGGCCGAGCGTGACGCCGCGAATCGCGAGCGGGATGCGGCTGTGGCTGAGTCCGAGCGTCGGCTGCGTCTGTGCGAAACGATGAAGAGAGACGGGGATTCGGCCCGTTTTCATGCGGCGGTCGCCCAGGCCCGCGTTGCCGAACTGGAGGAAGCCCGCAAGCGATTTGACACCGCTCTGGAAGAGGCCCGAGACGCCAGCGGGATCAACGATTTCATTGTCCAGAGAGACGAGGCTTTTGACGAGCGTGACGCCGCGATCCGCGAGCGGGAGGCATGGAAGCTCCTCGCCGACCGCACGAACGAAAGGCTTTCTGCGGCAGAGGCGCGCGTGGCTGAACTGGAGGCCGCGAGCGGCGGCGGGGAGGGAGAGCCGGTGGCCTTCGGCGTGCGAATGAAGAGCGGCACGTTCAAGGGATTCCTGTTTCCGTCAAGGGAGAAGGCAAGCAAGTGCGCTGAACTCATCACCGACGAGGTGGTCGCGTTCTTTCAAGAACCTCCGCAGCCGCGCGGGTGGCTGACGGAGGAGGAGCGGGAGGCGGTTCAGTGGGCGGCAGACGCAGCCTACGACAAGCAGCATCCTGCCGAAGATACGCTGCGGTCTGTCCTCGCCCGCTCGACGCCGCCGGAGGTGGTACTGCCGTGTTCGTGGAAGACAATCCAAGGCGAGCTCGTCTGCCTGCATCGTGAGGTTATCGCCGCCCTCGCCGCGGCGGGCGTGTCGGTGAAGGAGGTGGGGAAGTGAAACTTTTACTTCGGCTTGTGAGTGCGGCTCTGCTGGTCGTAGGCGCTGTGGCGGTGAGCGTTTGGGTGTGGGTTGTGTTCATGCTGTCGATGGCAGGGAGATGACTATGAGTTGCGACTGGTGCGAACGTCCCGTCGGAGCAAGTCACGCAGTCACGTGCCCGCTGAAGGGATATGTAACCGAGCCTCCGGCACCTTTGGCAGGAGGAGCAGGCGATGAGATCGCCAAGCTCCGTGCCGAGATCGCCCGGCTCCGCAAAACCGCCGACGGACAGATCCGGTCCCGCGTTGCCGAGGACATCGCCGTCGAGTCAGCCTGGGAGCGATGCGGTATCACGCCGCACTGGCCCGACGACGAGGCAGGAAGCATTGTCAGTCACGCAGAATCGATGGCGATGGAGATCGCCCGGCTCCGCGAGGAGCGGATTGAAGAGCCTCTTGCGCTCCCGGCGCTAAAACACACGTTCGACCGCATCATCAACGACGCTCGTCTTGAGTTCCGAAAGACGCCGTGGCTGTTCGGCAAGCCCGCCACCGAGTTGAGCAAACGGGAGCTCCTCGCCCTGGCGATCCTCCAGGCAAACCCCATCAGTTCGTATGTCTCCAAGGAGGAGTTTTGATGGATGCCAACAAGCTGATCGCGTCGTTTGAGCAGTGGGGTATCGATCGAAAGATCGTGCTGAACTCCACGCCCAAGGCGCAGTTTCTGAAAACCGTCGAGGAGGTTGGCGAGCTCGCCTCCGCCCTCGCCAAGAACGACAAGCCAGGGATGGTCGATGCCATTGGAGACATCGTCGTGACCCTCACGATCGTGGCGTCGTGTGCTGGCGTGCCGCTGACGGAGTGCATGCGGGCGGCGTGGGAGCAGATCAAGGACCGGAAGGGCACGCTGACTCCAGATGGCGTCTTCGTGAAGGAGCCGCAGCAATGAGCGACGTGGCCAAGGACGCAAAAGAGTGGCTGGCAGAACAGCCGCAACGCACGCAGACGCACAGCGAGAACTGCCACAAGTGGCACGCGTCGTGTCTCGTTTCTCGATTGCTGGCCGAGGTCGAGCGCCTAAGGGAAGAAAAGTCCGCCGACTGGAAGGCTGCCTGCGAGGCCGCCAGGATCGCATCCGAAGAGATCGCGGCCCTCAGGGCCATGCGGGTGGTTCGATAAGCGGCGCCGCCAGGGCATAAACTCCCTGGAGGGCAAGATGTCAGTGCCGCGCACCAATCCCGAAGAACTTCGCCGAATCTCCGGCGTTGCTCCGCCGGCCAGGGCCCTGGCTCCTCTCCAGCCAATGCCGATCGACGTCCCACCTCCGCCGCCTCGGAGGAGACAGCCGCAGTCGATTCTTGACGGCCTGCGGCGCTCGCCGGCGCGAGAACAGCCGCAAAGAGGAGCGCGATAATGCCCGGAGTTGACCCGCGACAGCAGTACGGCAGCGCCATGCGCGGCAGGCCCCAGCAGGACACTGAGGCCATGTTCGCCGGAGCCAGGGGCCACATCTCTGGCGCGCAGGAGCGGCTCCGAGAGGTCGACTTCGACCCGTCCGCTCCTGTGATGCAAACAGGCGCCCCAAGCGAACCAACGATCTCCGGAATCGTCAACGGATTCTCGGCGATCACCCACATGCCGCCCCAGGCCGCAGGGATGCTCGCTTCCGGCGCCGAGGCTGCGGATGTCCTCAGGGGCATACACTCGTTCGGAAAGTCCGCCTACAAGACGCCAGGGGTGCTCTCAGGGCTGCGCGGCGGCCCCAAGGACACCGCCGATCGGCTGGCCACGCTCTCCGGCAGTCAGCCTGCGTACAAGGCCGCAAATACCGCCAGGGGCCTGTCGAAGGGCGTGGCGGAGTTCTCCGGATACGGCGACGGCGTGTACGTCCCGCAGACAAGCATCCGCCCGCACGAGCAGGAGCAGTGGCAGCGGCAGCGGGCGTCGGCGAACATGCGCGCCGCTGCCAGCAGCGCCCCAAACGCAGTCATGGCCATGCTCGGCTACGGGCCTCAATAGGAGACCGGCATGGCGTGGTCTGACTACATCCCGTTCATGGGGTCCGGAGACGACGATCAGGACCGATCCACGAGGATCAAGGCCATCGTCCAGGACATACGCAACCGCCACGAGCTGGATGGAGACAGCAGGCCACTGGCAGAGATCGGCCAGGAGCTGGAGAGCGTCTACGGAGATGCCGCGAGCGGCCTCGGCGGAGAGCAGGCGACTCCTGGCTGGAGGAATGCCGCCGAATACCAGGCCGCCACGGCGGGCGTGGATGACTTGGATCGCCAGGGGTGGATGTCTCCTGATCGCTACGAATACATGCAGAACGCAGGCCGCGACATCGACTTCCTTTCGAACGTCGAGAGCGACCCAGAGAAGGCGCTGTACTACTGGGACCGATCCAACGGCGCCAGGTCCACGAGAGAGTCTCTGTGGGGGCCGAACTACCAGCGGTACTCGCCGTGGTCCATGGGCGCAATGGCGACTGTTGGCGACCGCAGGTCCGTGATCGCCAAATACCTGCAGAACATGTCGATCCTTTCGAACGGAGTTCAGGACTGGCTCGGAGGAACGCCCGTCGCCGACGCCGCGAAGAACGCGTGGGCGCTGAATCAGCTTCAGCAGAGGGCCAACATCGGCGAGAACCCTGTCGGAACGCTCCCGGATCGCCCTGAAGGGGCGTCTCCCGACGACCTGTCGCGCGAGTGGCAGGAGAACAGCGAGTATCTGAGGTCACTTCACGACCGCGTGAGCCCTCGATCTGGCCAGTACATCGCCAACAGGGCGACCGGAATGCAGCTTCCGAGGGTGGCTGGGGATGTCGTGGGCACTGTGGCCTCGATGGCCGACCCAACCCTGCTGGCCGGGCTCACGAAAGTGCCTCTTTCCGCTGCCAAGGCTGCCGCAACCAGCCCGATTTCGTCGGCGGCGCGGTACGCAACGGCCACCGCAGGGCAGTTATCGAGGGAAGCCAAGCAAGAAGCAGTGTTCGGCGGCCTTCTTGGCCTGCTTCTGTCCCCATCTGGGTCGCATACGGTGCAGGGATGGAAGGACTACCTGTTCCAGCCGTCTCCGGCCCCTGATTCCGCCGCCGAAGACGAGCGCCGGGCTGCCGCGAGCGAGATCCTGTCGCCCCAGTGGATGGAAAAGGCGCCGAAAATCGACCGCATTGGCGACTGGCTCAGGTAGCGCGCCAAAATGTACGCCCGTACACTCCGTGAAACGCGCCATCTGCGCCAACCCTGGAGTGAGTCATGGAAGACAGCACGACGTTCGAAGACGTTCCCGAAGCAGCAACCGAGGAAAGCGTCTCTTCTGGCGAGCATGCATCACAAGAGCCGTCTTCTTCGCCGCAGGCGACGGCCGCGACACAAGATGTCTGGTCTTCCTTCCGCTCTCTCCCTGACTTCCAGGGGAAAAGCGATACTGAGATTGCTGGCCGCCTCTATGCGTCGATGCAGCGAGAGCAAGCGGCGTCAAAAGCTCTCGGGCAGTACCAACAACTGATCCCATACGCCCAGGAGTTCCTCCGCTACCGCGAGGACGGCTCGTGGGACAAGTTTCAGCGCTGGATGCAGCAGCCGCAGCAGCCGCAGCAGCAGATTCAGCCCCCAGCACCGCAGCAACCGGCCAAGCAGTCGTGGTGGAACCCGCCTGCCGTCAAGGAAAGCTCGCTTCGGTGGATGGTGAAGGACGAAAACGGCAGGGAAAGCGTCCATCCAGACGCGCCGATGCACGTCAAGGACGAACTGTACGAATACCAGCGGTATCGCGCTGATTTCGCGCAGAAGTTCCTCTCAAACCCACAAGAAGCGCTCGGCCCGATGGTCGAAGAGCGCGCAAAGTCGATTGCCCAGGAGATCGTCCAGGCACAGCTGCAAGAGGTTGGGGAAGTTGGGTACGTCTCCAACCTGGAGCAGGAAAACCGCGACTGGCTCTACAACAAGGACGGCACGCCATCGCGAGAAGGCCTGATGGTCGAGCGATACATCGCCAAGGCGTCGCAGCTCGGGCTCGCCACTCCGCAGCAGAAATGGGAGTACGCGTGCGACATGGTCGAGCGCGATCTCCTGAACGAAGTGCGCGAGATGGACGCGCGGCGCCCTCCGCAAGCACCTCCAGCGCCAGCTCCGCAGCCTCAGCAGCAGCCTCCCGTGGAGGCTCGCCAGGATCCCGCCGCGACTCCTGCGACCCAGACTGCCACAAATCGCGATGCGCGGGACATGAACTATCTGAGAAGGGAGGCAAGCAGGAATCCCAGTCGCTCGACTGGCGCTCCTGACCCTCGCGCCTCAAGCGGACCATTGACCTTCGAACAGCGCCTGCGCGCGCAGATGTCGCGCGACGGCCTAGCCTGAAAGGTAGAAGATGGCGTCGGCAACCGACTGGGCACGTACGATCGGAACCACTCTCGTCACGCACCTCCGCGAAGAGGAGCTGACGACCTTCCGAAAGTTCAAGATCTTCGCTCTCCTGGAAGGCAACGGCAAGGTTGCCATGAATCAGGGCGGGCGCGGTTTCGACTGGCAGGTCCGTTTCAAGAATCAACCAGTGACGTCGAACACTGGTGAATCTCCTCGCGTCTTCTCTCGCCACAATCTGTGGCAGCGCGCGTATCTCCCGTACCGCGGCTATACCGTCACCGACCAAGTGACCAAGCGGGAGATGCTGGAAAACCGCGGCGCGCAAGCGCTCATCGACGTCGCCGGCAAGATGGCGTCGCGCCTCCAGGAGTCGATGGAGCAGCACCTCAGCCGCGAGGTGTACGTCGACGGCAACGCCACCGGGAACGAGGATCGGTTCCACGGCCTGGAGTCGATGTTCGCCATCAGCGGATCGGTCGACAAGACCAGCGGCAACAGAAACGCCACCGCCCTCCAGGCGGACGTCTTCGCCTGGCCGTTGGCCACCTACGCCGGTCTCAGCACCGCGCTCGGCGCGCTCGCGGGCAGCAAGCTGGAGACTGGGTCGTGGCCGTACGTCCAGGTGGACCCGGAGTACGACTACTACAGCCCTCTGATCGTGAACTACAACACGTCGGGCCTCGGCACGGGCACCTCGACGTGGGCGGGTCAGTGCTTGGAGGTCATGCGCGAGGGCATCAACCACGCCAAGCGCAACGACACCAAGGAGGCTCAGCTCGACCTGATCGTCCTCCATCGGTCGATGTACATCCAGTTCCTCAACCGGCTCGACGCTCGCGAGCGGGCTGTCGTGTCGAAGACCAACGGCCTCCGCAGCTATGGATTCGGAGATGTCACGGAGCTCGACGGCGTCGAGGTGACGACCGAGTACGCCGTGCCGACCGGCTGCGGGTACGGAATCTCCATCGGCAACATGGAGATGAAGTGCATGGAGAGCCAGCTGATGGTTCCGGAAGGGCCGTACTTCAATGAGGAGCTGCAAGCGTATCGCTACGCGGTCGGCGTCCTCGCCAACATCAAGATGAAGAGCCCGCGCAATTTCGTGAAGTTCACGAACGTCACCGGCAGCGCCGCCTGATACCAAGAACCTACGACACGATAACGGACCAGCAGAAAGGACCACATGAGCACGCTCACTGCAGACCCGAAGTTCTCTCGCGGGCAGGTTCTCGGGCTTCTCTGGAAGGCCTACGACGCCGACGTCGGAGACGGCCTGAAGGTCATCGGATCTCGGTCTCTGTTTCTCGACGAGAGCCCGATCACGAAGAAGAAGCTCAGCAATCGCACTGTCGAGTGCGTGGCTGTGAAGAACACGTCCGGAGCGGCTCTCGTTCCGGGATCGGTCGTGAAGTTCCGGGCCCACGACGGCGCCGCGACGACTCCCGAGGACGCCGGCCTGGCGTACATCGGCGGCGTGGCGGCCTCCACCGACGTTCTGGTCGGCGTGGTCGACGAGTACCTCAGCGCAAACGTCCCGGTCGACGAGGTGTGCTGGGTGGTCGTCTCCGGCCCTGCTGCTGTGTCCAAGGTGACCGGGACCGCCATCCTGGCCAACGGGTCGGTGAACATCTCGGCGACCACGGCCGGGAGCGCCACCGCTGGCGGCGCCGGAACCCAGGTCGGCTACGCCATCAAGCCAGCAGCGTCGGCGGATACGAGCGTGCGCGTGCAGGTCGCCACGATCATCCGCGGCTGATCGTCCTCCTCCAGGGGAATCGTCCTGAGCGCCAGGGCCTCACCAGCTCTGGCGCTCAGGCGTTTCACGGGTAGAATGAGCTGGTCCCCTGCAAAGGAGCACCGGTGCAAAACCCGCCGATCGTGGACGACAGGACTGCCGGAGGAGTCAGGCAGTACACCGACCAGCTCAGGAAGCTCGGCCTGATCGGCGAGATACCGGCCGCCATAGGCCAAGACCGGGAGGCTTCTCCTGACCCGGTTTCGATCCTCCAGGACGGCATGCCGCCGATGATCCGAACGGTGCAGCAGCCGGATCGAAGATGACCGAAGACGCGTGGAAGGTGTGCAGCGAGTGCGGGCAGCAGCTGCCAAACAACCACGACAATTTCAAGCGCAAGAAAGACGGTCTCCTGGACACCAGGTGCCTGATATGCCGTCGAGCCATCAATGCCGGCAAGCGCAAGAGGAAGAAGGCCCAGTACCTCAAGGACGTCGAGGTAGGGGCGGTCAACAACTTCCTTCGCGCCGCCCAGACCGGCGGCCAGAGCATCCCGCACTCCGCAGAGCTGCTTGAGCGGCTCATGGAGTACTTCGGAGGAACGAGCGGTTTCTCCGCCCTTCTGGTCAAGCAGTATTTCGACAGCCCTCCTGGCGGCGCCGCAAGGACAAAAATGCTGGAGACGGTCGTCCGTCTCGTGACAAAGAACACCGACCAGGGTGGGGCCAAGAAGCCGCTCACGCAGTGGACCGAGGACGAGCTTGAGGCTGAGCTCGACGGTCGCCTGCGAGCACTCGCGTCGGAGTTCCAGGGAAGGATCATCGATGGGACGCTCTCGCAAGAAGCCCCAGGCGCCGCCGCCATTGCCGACCGTCAAGAAGATGAGCGGGTTCGCGCTCGGCCAGATCAAGGAGATCCAGGCGGAGCTGGCGGACCGGAGGATCGAGGCCCTGCGGCTGTACCGGCCGACTCCTGAGCAGGCCCCCACGCACTCCTGCCCAGCCAGCGAAGTCCTGGTGATCGGCGGCAATCGATCCGGCAAGTCGCTCTGCACCTTCGTCGAGGATGCGAGGGCGGTCACGGGCCAGGATCCGTACAAGAAGTACCCGGCCGAGGGCGGCGTCCTGGTGATCGTCGGCCAGCACTGGGGCCACATCGGCAAGGTCGTGTACCCGTACCTGTTCAAGGCCGGCGCGTTCAAGATGATCCGGGATGCGCAAACCAAGGAGTGGCGCGCGTACGACCCAGACGCCGACAAGGCTCGGAAGGACGAATCCAAGCCCGCGCCGCCACTCATCCCGCCTCGCCTGATCAAGAGCATGTCCTGGCTGAATAAGGCCGAGAGGCAGATACAGTCCTGCGAGCTGACAACGGGCTGGATCATCTACTTCTGCTCCAGCCAGTCCGATCCGATCCAGGGCGTGAAGGTCGACCGAGTCCACATCGACGAGGACATCGAGGGGGACGAGAACTGGGTGCCAGAGCTCCAGGCGCGCCTGTCCGACAACAAGGGCCGGCTGGCCTGGAGCGCCATGCCGCACTCCAAGAACAACGCCCTTCTCGGCCTCCACGAGCGCGCCACCTCAGAGGCGGAGACGTCCAAGGCCAAGCCCGACATCGTCTGCTTCAAGCTCCGGTTTCTCGACAACCCGCACATCGACAGCGACGAGAAGCGGAAGCGCATCGAAGGCTGGGCGGCGCTGGGTGAAGAAGTCCTGCGGATGCGCAGCGACGGCGACTTCAACACAGACAGCTTCCTCTGCTACCCCACCTTCCACATGTCGGTCCACGGGTATGACAGGACATCCTTGCGGAACATGACCGTTCCGGACGAATGGACCAGGTACGCGGTCATCGACCCTGGGCATCAGGTGACGTCAGTCCTGTTTGCCGCAGTTCCGCCCGACGAGGATATGGTCCTCGTGTACGACCAGCTCTACATTCGCCAGTGCAACGCCCAGATCTTCGGAGAGAAGTTCGCCGCCAGGGTAGGCCACCAGCAGTTCCACGCCTTCCTGATCGACATGCACGGCGGCCGCATCCGCGACATCGGGTCTGGAAGACTGCCCGTGGACCTCTACACCGATCAGCTTCGAAGCCGAGGGGTGCGCAGCCACACGACAGGAAGCAGCTTCCTGGCCGCCTGCGACGACATCCAGGCGAGAATGGTCGCTACCCAGTCCATGCTCCACGTGAGGCCATGCGGCACCCCAAGGCTGCGCGTACTGAGGGGCGCTGTCCCGGACCTGGAGCGCGAGCTCAAGCGCTACAGGAAGCAGACCATCTACGCTGCCGGCATGCATGTCGTCACCGACAAGCCAAACACCAGGGGCGAGGTTCACGCATGTCAGTGCCTGGAATACCTGTGCTCATACAACCCGCGCTACCACAAGCCAAAGGTCGAGGTGGGGCCTGACCCGTGGTACGTTGAGTGGGTGCGCAATCGCAAGAAACGCATGGGAATCAAGGACGAATCGTTCGTTTACCTAGGCCCTTCCACTGGAGGAAGTCATGGCAGCTGAAGCCGAAATCTGGTCTCCGCCCGAATGTCAGCTCGGGACGCAGGTGTACTACTACCGCGACCCGCTGAACCTGGAGAGCCCCTCGCTCGGGTTCATCTGCCGCAAGCCTGGCGCCGTCACGGTGAGCGTGATGGTGTTCTCTCCGTCGGGCGGGCTCGTCGAGAAGATGAGCGTCCGACACAAGGACGATCCCGGCCTTCGCGAAAACGACGCGTGGCGGCAGTGGGGGTGCTGGGACTTCAGCGACCTGGAGAAGAACATCAGGAAGATTCTGCCGCTATCGGCATCCCTGATGGCCCAGCACGAGCGTTCGAAGAAGCAGCAGTAGGGAAGCAGTGACGCCAGGAGGGTGACATGGAGGTCGGCGACCTTGACGCCAGTTCGTTTGCTCCGGCAAACGTCGGCGAGGATGTGCTTCGGTCAATCGCAAAGGGCTGGCTGAAGAAGCTGGACCTCGCCCAGAAGCACAAAAAGCCGTTCACCGAAGACGCCCGAGAGGCGATGGACTTCTTCGACGGTCCGCAGAACTGGTTCTGGCGAGACTCGTACTCCAAGTCCGAGTACGGATACAACCGAAGCATCACGCCTCCGGGATTCCGGATGCAGGTCAATCGGCTGTTCGAAGCCGTCAAGCTGTTCTCGGCCGTCATCTACCACCGGAACCCAGTCCGGACCGTGACGCCGAAAGCGTTTCCGTACCTGACGCCTGATATCGTCGGCATTCAGCCAGAAGACATGGCCGGGATGCAGCAGTACCAGATGGCCGCACAGGCGACCATGCAGGCAGACGGAGTCCGGAAGGCGGTCGCCGACATGATGTCGCGCCTGCTGAACTTCACCCCAGCCCAGCTCGACCTCAAGACGCACTGCCGGCGTGTGGTCGACGAGGCCATCATCAAGGGCGCAGGCGCGTGGTGGACGGAGCTCGTTGAAGACCCTGGTGCCAGCACGAGGTCGGTCGGGAGCTTCGCTGACTCGATCGACAACCTCCTGCTCGACCCGGACGCCATGGAGATCGAGGACATCTCGTGGTGCGCCAGGCGATGTGTGCATCCGATCGATGTCGTGGCTGACCAGTACGGCCTCGACAGGAACGAGCTGCGAGCCAACCTCGACGGCCGCGCCAACGTGAAGTCAGACGAGGTTCGCGAGTCTGGCCTGTACACAGACGACAGTCGATCTCCCAGGAAGCGCGTCGGCAAGACCAACGACCTCGTCACCTACTGGAAGATCTACTCCAAGACGGGATTTGGCGATCGGCTCAAGGACGCCCCTGCGGACCAGAGGGGCGTATTCGACTCGCTCGGCCAGAACGTGTACATCGTCGTGGCGGAAGGCGTGGACTACCCGCTGAACGTGTCTCCTCAGGCCCTCTCCGAGGAGGTCGATCCCGAGACGGGCCTGCCGCCGACGCTCTTCACAGCCACGCAGTGGCCGATCCCGTTCTGGGCCCAGGCCAACGGATGGCCGTTCACGATGCTGGCTTTCCACCGGAAGCCCGGATACGTCTGGCCGATCTCGCACGTCAAGCCAGCAATCCCGGAGATGCGGTTCCTCTGCTGGGCGTTCTCGTTCCTGGCTCAGCGAGTGGCAATCAGCTGCGAGACGCTGGTGGGCGTCAGCAAGGCCGCCGACCAGGACGTCAAGGACCAGATCCTCAGCCAGTCGCAGGCGGGCTTCAAGATCGTCGAGCTCAGCGAGATGGTCGGCCGCAGCGTGAACGACCTCATCAGCATCTTCCAGATGCCGGACATGTCTCCGGAAATCTGGAAGGTGATCTCGGCTGTCACGGAGATGCTGGAGAAGCGCCTCGGTCTCACCGAGCTGGTCTATGGGCTCACCAACAAGCAGATGAGGTCCGCCACCGAGGCGTCCGTCCGATCGGAACAGATCTCGATTCGTCCCGACGACATGGCGGAGTGCGTCGAGAACTCCATGTCGGAGCTCGCGCGCAAGGAAGCGATGGCCTCCCGGTGGCTCCTGACTTCTGGAGACGTCTCCCAGATCCTTGGTCCCATCGGCGCCTTCGCGTGGGATCAGCACGTTGCTTCGATGGACATCCTTGCGATCGCCAAGGAGTACGACTACAGGATCGAGGCCGGAAGCGCCCGAAAGCCGAACAAGCAGACCCGCATCGAGCAGATGCAGTCGGCGCTCCAGAACCTCGGTCCCGTTCTGTCGGGCCTGATCGGATCTGGCGTCGTCGATCCGTTCAATGCCCTCATCCGAGACTGGGCGGAGTCGATGGACCTGGATGCCACTCCATACCTGGTGCCGCCACCGCCGCCACCCATGCCGCCTCCGATGGCCATGCCGCCAGGGCCAGCCGGAGAAGGCCCTCCGTCCGGAGAGCCGGCGCCGCCTCCTGATGGCGCTCCCCAGGAAGGCCTCCCGCAGATCCCTCAGGAGCTTATGCCGTGAGCCGAAAGACGACAGTTCCGCCAGACGTCGAGTCCCTGGGTCCGGCCGCCGTCCGACACTACAAGCGGATGATCCGGGACGGCCAGTCCGAGCGATTTGCCGCCATGTGCGCGTCCCAGACGCCACCTGGCACCAGGGGGTCCGACAGGGCGTTCATGCAGGGGCGGTACAACAACGAGTACATGGGGGAGATGGGGCAGAAGTGGGCCGGAAAGCTGGTGCGCGAGGCCCGCGAGGCGGGCATAAACACTTCCGGGCGGTTCTACATGGGAGGCCTCGCCGACAAGAGGGGCCACCGGGACCCTGAGGCGTGGGTAGACAGCGTGTCGGACGTCCGGCGCGTGGCGAAGGCCAGAAATCTGGAGGTCCACGGGATCATCGACTACGTGCCTCCCGAGCAGCCGCCCCCCAAGCGCATCGACATCGACCAAGGGATTCTCGACGAGAACGTCGCCGCAGAGATGAAAAAGAACCCTGGCTCCAAGCGCGAGGACGTTGTCGAGCGCGTCAAGGACCGGATCACCCCGCACTGGAAGAAGAAGGGCAGGAAGTCATGTCGATGAAGATCGAGCACCAGCTGTACGTGACGGACACCTACACCATCACGGCGGACCCGCTGACTTCGGCCAGGGTCTCGTACGCGGCGGCCGGTGGCGGCATCATGCTTCCCGCCGGCGTTGCCGGCACGCCAACGGTGACCTGGTACGTTTCGGCCACGGCGACGAGCGCGCCGGTGCCGATCCAGGAGGCGGGCGCAAACGTCACGACCGCGATCAACTCCACGGGCGGGAACAAGGCGTACTACGTTCCAGACGCCCTGTTCGCGTCGGCGTTCGTCATTCCGGTCCTCAGCACCGGCACCTGCACCGCCACCTTCATGCTGAAGGGGTGACCCGTGTACTACGCCGCCCAGGATGTCCTGGAGTACCTGATGAACTCCACGGGCGGCGGCGCCCAGGAGGCGGAGCACAGGCTCCTTCGGTCCGCCGCCCTGCACGCGCTGCGCGACGTCGCGAATGCACGCGAGTGGAGATGGTACGAGACCGAGTCGCCGCTTCCTGCGCCGGTGGCCGGAAGCAACAACAAGATCTACATCCTGCCCGCGGACGTGAAGAGCGTTGACTCCGTCGTCCCTCCCGACCGAACGGTAGTCACCGAGTTCGTGATCCCTCGCGAGTGGCGAAGGCTGGAGATCTACACGCTCCCCACTCCCGCGCCGCTGTACTGGACCGTCGTCCGATGCCCCACGAAGCCTGATCGCTGGCAGATGATGTTCGCCGGGAACCCATCCGGCATCGACACGTCGCTCACGTACTACTTCACGTACCGACGCCAGCCGCCTCCGATCCGATACATGGGCTACGAGCAGTCGTGCCGCGATGGCAGCGTCGCGGAAAACGGAATGGTTCGCCGCTACGGAACCGCCGCCAACTTCCCGGAGGGGCTTTCCGGCATCTACCCGTACACCGCCGAGGATATCATCGGCCTTTCGGGCAGCCTGATCGGAACACCTCCCTCGGGCGCGAAGACGGTGGTGAGCGACAGGCTGGACCTGTCGTCTCACATGTTCACGGCAGTGCTGTCAGGCGCCGAGATGTGGATGGCACGAATGCAGGGAAAGAACGTCGAGGGCGCCACGGCAGTGTTCCAGAGAGACATGCGCCTGGCGATGGAGGCAGATCAGATCACTCCTGTGTCCGGGCAGCGCAGCTTCGGAGCCCTCTACTCGCCACGCGCCATGGGCTACTACTCTCCGACCCAGGCTGACACCGGAGTCTGAGCATGCAGCCGACTCAGTGGTCAGGGATGATCACGAACGCTTCCCCGCACTCCATTCCACATGGGGCGTCCGTCGACCAGATGAATCTGTCGACAAGCTCTCCTGGTCAGCTCACGACCCGCGGAGGGATGCGAATCGTGTCCGCGGTGTCCGGAGGAGCGTTCGACGTCCATGGCTACGTGTCCGGCGGGTACTACTGGGCCATCATCCTCACGTCGACCGGCGGCATCGGTCGGCTGAAGGGCGTTGGATACGGGCAGGCGACCGGATCTCCCAGCGAGCCATCGCTGGTCGCTACCGGCGCTCAGGCGGCAACGTCGTACACGCAGAAGTGCCTGTCCGCCCTGGAGGACCTCTGAGGTGACGCTCCCAGCCTTCTCGACCGCGAAGGGCATCAGCACGGCCACCGGTCCGAACAACGAGCTGATCGTCGTGCAGGGTGGCGTCAGAGGTCGCCGGTGGACCGGAGACGAGTCCAAGGACTTCGTGCCGCTCGGAGTCGACGCGCCGGCGTCTGCGCCGACGGTCATCGCTGACCCTGGCGCTCCGGCCGGGTACTACATCGCGCGCATCGACGTCACGAAGGGCGGTCACTGCTACAACGCCCCTCCTGCCATCACCATCAACAGCACTCCGGCAATCGGGACCGTGTCGGGAGGCGTGGCTGCCTCCGCTATTTCATACCTGAACCAGTCTTCCGTCGCCGAGATCCGGGTGCAGAAGTCAGGCAAGTACTACCCTGCCCCGCCGACCATCACGCTCAGCGACACGTGCGGGACTGGGGCCGTTCTGACCGCCGAACTCGACATCCCTGTGGGAGCTGGATACGACGCCGCCAACGACCCGCTGACCGGGATCACGCAGTGGGAGATCATCCAGGCTCCTACGTATCTGGATGAAGCGGGCGAAGTCTCGGATCCTCTCATCTGGTATCGGGCTTTTAATGGGACGGCGAACATCTCCGCCACGAATGGAACGGCGCTAACGAACCCTCGCCCAAACAACTATCAGCTTCCGACCGGCACGAACTGGGACGCCGGGATCACCTGCACCGCCACCGGAGCCAGCACGGCTAGCTTGGTGGTCAGCGGAGACACGCGCACCGGCCCGGCCGCCAAGATCAAGCTCACGTTCGCGGGCGCACGGTGGGTGTGCAGCCACTCTCCTGCCGGCGGCCAGTCCCTAAACCACTGGCGCGGGGCCAGGCAGCTCCTGGCGGTGAATCCCGGCAAGTTCGGATCAGGCTACGACCCAAATACCACCGTCGTCGTCAGGATCCGGGCCAACACAGGAGGAGCCAACAGCGAGAACGACATCCTGATCTACGGATACCCGACCGGCAACGACAACAACACGCAGGCCCGCGGGTATCCGATCAAGAGCATCACCATCACCAACCCTGGCTCAGGGTACACGGTTGCGCCCGTCATCAGGATCACCTCCAAGTCCGGGTTCGGCGCCGTGGCTACGTGCGAAGTTGCCAACGGACAGATCGTGTCCGTGAAGCTCGTGAACAACGGAGCGGGCTACAAGACTCCGCCGACTGTCGAGGCGGTGTCCGGTGGCGCCGAAGCGTTTCCTGTCGCCCGCCCGCACATGCGCGGCAAGTACCTCTGCTACTACCGGTACATCGACGACACGACCACGGCTTATGGGGGGCCGTTCCCGAGCAACCTCTCTCCGGCCGCCGTGTTCGACGCCGGAAACGGACTCTCGCGGATTCGATGGACCCTGGCCTTCCCTGACGGACTTGGTCGACCAAAAGCAGTCGAGCTCTGGAGATCCACGAGCAATCAGGCGCTGACCCTGTACAGGGTTGCGACCTACGCGACATCCTCTGCGCACTACCTGGACGACCTCACGGACGACGAACTGCGCGATCCGACGAGGGCTGGGTACGCAGCGATGCCTCTTCTTCTCCCGAACGGAGAGCTGTGCGCAAACCGATTCACGCCACCTCCTCAGGACAAGGACGTTGTCGTTCGATTCCAGGACCGGTACTGGTACGCCGTGGATACCAGCGGATCCGAGCTGAACACGATCTACTACTCAGAGGTCGACGAGCCAGAGAGCGTCCCGGACATCAACCAGATCGTCCTGCAGCAGAGCGGGAGAGACGCCGACCGGATCATGGCCCTTGCTCCGCTCAGTGGCGCCCTGATGATCTTCCAGGAACGCCACGCATACGCCCTGTCGTTCGCCAGCAATCCAGTCCTCGATGCGCAGGTGCATTCGGTGGCGTTCCGAGGGTGCATGGGGCCGAAGTGCTGGGATGTCTACGACGGCGTCGTTTTCGCGCTGGACCAGACCGGCGTGTATGCGATCACCGCGGAAGGATCCGTCGAGGACATATCGTCGCCGATTTCGAACCTGCTCAAGTCAGAGCTCGACGTCCTCAACAGCGGGCGAAACTTCCTGACGATCGACCAGACGAACCGAGTCGTGCGCGCGTTCGTGTCGTTCAAAAGCGACAGGCTGGTTCTCGACGAGACGGACGGCCACCCCACACGAGTTCTCTGCTACTCGCTCGGGACCAAAAGCTGGTTCATGGAGAAGTTCCCGCAGAAGATGAGGGCAGCCACAGCCGGAAAGCTTTCGCTCGCCCAGCGGGCGTTTGCGCCGTGCGACGTGCGGAACATCTACGCGTGCGAATCAGGCCTCGCCCTGGTGAACGAGGGACCTGCCGACCTCGCGCGCGGAGCCATCACCTCGGTTCGCCTGACGTCCAGGGGCTATGGCTACAAGACGCCGCCAACGGTCACTGCGTCTGGAGGAGTGGGTGCCGAGCTTCAGGCGGTCATCAACGACAGCGGGCAGGTTACCGCCGTCGTCATCCGCAATCCTGGTCGCGGATACACCTCCGGGTCTCTTGCGTTCTCGGCCCCAAACGACCCGACTGCTGTGTCGCCGTCATCGGCGGTGGCGACGTTCACGGCCACCTCCACAACGACGGACACTCCCACCTTCATTCCGTACCGAATGAAGACAGGGTGCTACGCGTACGTGGACGACGCAGCAGACCCGAAGGCGGCAGGTGTGCAGCCAAGGCAGGTGCGCGTGGCCTACAAGCCGCTCGCGGTCGCCAGCCCGATGGCGATGCGCCTGTACTACAACAATGCGGCTGACCCTCGACGCAACCTGGCGACGAGGGTACGAGGCGCAGGATTCTCGTTCAGCACAATCGACTCTTCGGCCAGGGTCGACCTCGGCGCGAACACCATCTCCCGCGGTTCCGATGATGGGGTCGCAAGCGCCCAGCTGTCTGGCCGCACGATCGACGACCTGAACACGACCGACAGAAACGTGGCCGTCGAAATCATGGGAGCCCGCACCGGAGGCGATCCGGTCATCGTGTACGGGATCGATGTCTCCGGGACTGGGGGCCGCTGATGTTTGACTCTTCTCGCGTCGCAGCGATCCTGCGGTCTTGCGGAATACCCATGCGCCAGGCGGCGGAGCTTGCCAACGTCCTTGGCGGGAGCCGGCAGAAGCTCAAGACCGGCGGCCGCCTGGAGCAAGACACGACACCGAGCGACCTGCGGGAAGTCACGCCCGAGGCCCGGCAGCACCACCTCACCAACCTGGACTTCCGCAAGGGCGACCCGGACTATCGGCCCAAGAAGATCGACGACTCCGAGCAGCGCCGAGAGGCGAGGCCGGATCCTGCCGTCAAGAAGGCGCAGGCTCCTCAGGAGACGGACGCCAGCTACAACCTCGTCGACGGCGCATACACGAACGTCGTTGCAGACGGGAATGCGGTGGCGGTCGGGCTCTCCGTGCAGGGGAGCGGACGCGCGATGATGCTCGACCCACCGAGCAACTCGATCATCGGAAAGACCATTCGGTGCGAGGCTGGGGGCGGAGACACGAACCAGAGCCTGGTTCGGTTCTTCATCGACGAAACAGGGCAGGAGGTGATCTGGAAGCTCCAGCTCAACCTCAAGAGGATCCCTGTCGTCAAGTCGCTGGAGTACAAGAAGGGTCGCGGCATCCAGTACACGTGGCAGTGGGCTGCGGTGTTTGCCGAGCCGGGAGAGCCAGACCGTCACGACCTGGTTCCGACGAAGGCCCAGCCGGTGGTGTCAGACCTTGACCCCAACGTCGCTGGCGACGGGCTGATTGCGAACAAGGTAGAGGTTGCCGTCCTCGATACGGATGGCCTTCCTGCAGAACGGTTCGCATTTGGGGGTGGCGGCGACGGCAAGGTGCGGCTGTGCAAGACGACAAGCGACTGGCTCAAGGGGACATCTGCGTCGCTGCCGGTGTATTCGGGCACCCCATTCTCCGAATCGGCCACCGGCGAGGTCATCACCGCATACAACAAGATCGGCAAGGTGCTGCAGGATCAGTGGGTTTTCTGCGCCAAGGCAGACAACGGCCTGTACTACATGATCGAGGCAGAGAAGTCGCAGGTCTCTTTCGTCTGGAACGTGGAGATCGTCGGAACAACGGTCTCTGGCGTCACCACCAGCAAGCTTGTCTTCCGACGCAAGAAGGTCTGGACCCAGGCACCAGAGGCAGACACTGACATCGAGCTTGCGCTGACGGAGTGCGTGACTCCTTACACGACACCAGGCTCTGGCGGGTACTGACGTGTCTGGCCTGATCACCTACAACGGCCAGTTGCTCATCAAGGGCGGAGGCTTGGCTGGAAGCAAGGGGTGCTGCTGCACTGGCGTCAAGTGCTATTGTTTCACTCAGTATGCCAACTACGGCGCGACGATCGTCTCGCGATTCGTTCGATGCTACCGAATGTACTACTACAACCCTGTCCTAGGCACCAACGTCTTCCCTGATGGAGTGCCTGCCGGATGGGGGGACTCTCCTTGCCAGCCCAGTTCGTTTGGTTGGTTCTTCAGGGGGGAGAACAATAATTTCAACACTCCAGCCTGGCCTCAGGGCTCAACGCCACCAGGGTTTCCTTCATCGGCGGGCTGCGGCGGCGAGAATGGAGCCGGCCACAACATCACCCTGATCGACAGCCCCACGCGTGCAACAGCATGCTCCACTGTTCTTCCACCGCCATGATCAGAGTCAATCTTGAAATGGCGGAGATTGCCGCCCAATCCCGCCCAGAGGGATACATGGACGAGCTTCTCGCAGCCGGAGAGCTGGAGGACGGGTTCGTCGTCTTGCCTGACGACGCCTACGACAGGCTCCTGAAGCGATTTTCCGGCAAGACGCGCCCTTGTGGGGTCGGCTGCCAGCTGAAGAAGGCCCTGTCCTCGATCGGCATCGAGGCCACAGAAGACTGCCCGTGCAACGCCAGGGCCGCGATCGCGGACGCCTGGGGGCCGGACATCTGCCTGCAGTCCGTCCCGACGATCGTCGGCTGGATGCGCGAGGAGGCGCAAATCAGGGGCCTTTTGTTCAACGACTTCGCCGCCGGCCAGCTCGTCCGGATGGCGTGCTGGAGGGCCAGGAGAAACGCCCGGAAAGTGGCTGCCGAGGGGACATAAACCAAGCAGAAAGGATCCTGCCATGCTCGGCGGACTTCGAATCCCGCAGAACCTTACGACGCTCACTGGCGGCGGAGGGAGCTCCTCCAGCTCCGAATCGACGTCGTACGACTACTCCGGGCTCCAGAGGCACCTGGAGGCACAGGACGAGGTCGACAAGCTGCGGCAGGCCAAATACCAGGCCCTGTACGGAGGCGACGTGGCCGGGAGCGTGGCCGCCGGAGGGAGGATCCGCAGCCTCCTCGGTGTCATCAACGCCAATGCTCCGGGCGCAACCGAGAAGAGCCCGTACACGATCGTCGATCCGCTGGCGAAGGTGTCGAGCACGAGCTCGCAGAACTCGATGGACAGCCGCGGGCCGCACGTCGAGGGATACCACGACGGGTTCGACGAACGAGGCGCCGCCGTTGGCGCCGCTCCGGCGATCCCCATGAAGAAGAAGCCGCCTGTCGGCGGTTTCGGCGCATAGCCAGGAAGTCACAGGAGTGGTGGCGATATGTACGGCATGAAGGCATTTGGGTATCAGCCCTTCGGAACGACGGCTCGCCTGCTGCAGTCCGGCAACCCGAACGACGTGGCTGTCGGAGAGAACATGGCCGGAGAGTACGGGCGAGATCTCGCGAGGGAGGGCCACGAGCAGAGGCTCCAGCAGCAGGAGCAGAACCGGCGGCAGTACGACTCCGAGACTGCACGGAAGAAGGCGAGCATCCTTTCCGGACTCCTTGGCGGACGATAGGCCTTCGGCAGGGCGTGAACACATGGACTTCCAGTACGGAAACTACTCGCAGGCCATCGGCTTCGCTCCGGGAGGAATCCTGGCCGGGCTGATGCCTGGCCCGTCGCCTGCACAGCAAGCCTCGTACGCGGCAGGAATGTCGGACGTCGCCGGCATGGGCCTGCAAAGGGCCCAGGAGAACCAGTCCGCCGCCATGGAGCAGATGCAGAACGAGTCGCAGCAGCGCATGGCCGGAAACCAGAACAGGGCCCAGAGGGCATCGAACGAGTCGGAAGAGCGGATGGGCAGGGGCAGCCTCAACACGCGGCAGAGCGTGTTTGGAATCGGCAACCGATCCCGCTACGCAGCCATGAACAAGAGCAATCGCACAAGGATGAAGCAGGGCGTGCTCAACGGCCTCGCCGGAGGTGAGTTCTGATGGGCATCGGAGCAGACATCTCCCTGCGAGGTGGGACATTCTCGCCAGGCGCACCGCACGCCGCTCCGTCTCCGTGGCCCACAAAGCCGCAGCCCGCGGCCACGGGTGGCGTTTCGCCAAGCCACACTCCGGCGCCGATGGCCCCTCAGTCGCAAGGGTCGTACGGCCGGGCTCCTGGAATGATCGGCGACGATGTCGTTCAGTCGGTATCCAACAACCAGATGGCTCAATCCGCCGGAGCCGGCATGTCTGCGCTCCAGGGAATGGATCGCGCAGGAATCTCTCGCGGCAAGGGCCAGCGGTCCCGCGCAGACACCGCCCAGGCCATGGCTGACGTGTCTGCGTCCGGCGCAGCGGCCAGAACCCAAATGGGTGTCTCGTCGGCCAACGCGAAGGCGCAGAGGGCGTACGAAAACTCAATGCGCATGGAGCAGCTCGGCACCGGCAATCTTCTTGAAGGCCTCCGGTCCGGGCGTGCGCGCGAACGACTCGCCGAGAGGGGTTGGTCGCAGGACGTGTACGAGGCGCTGGCAAATGGCCAGTTCAACCTGGACTCCATCCAGCTGGACCTCAGCCCATTCCTGCGTAGCCTGATGGGATGACCAGCACAAGGAGCCGAACATGGATGTCGAGGTCTGCCTCAAGGACGTCACGCCTGACGTTATGAAGAAGGTCGTCAAGGCCATGATGGGTCGCCTGGGACGAAAGCCAGGGCAGCCCGTTGACCCGGCCGACGAAAAGCGATCCGAGAAGGAGCGCACCGACGCCGCCGATCTCCACGAGGAGAAGAAGGGACAGGTCCCGAAGCAAGACGTGACGGAAGACGACGTGCCGTTTGAGGTCGACATCGAAGGATCCGGCGACGCCAGCGAATCCGACATGGACGAGCCGCCCAAGAAGCAGAAGAAGAAGGGGTAATCGATGGGCCTCACGGACCGCATTCGCAGCTTGCTCGGCAAGGTGTCGAAGACTCCGCCTGAGGCGAGGTCCGTAGACGCTACGCTGCGAGACAGCGGCGAAAGCACCTCCAGCACCGCCCCCACTCAGCGGCCGCTGAGGAAGACACTCGCTGACGTCGACAGGCCTGTCGCCAGGCGGGAAGTCGAGACCTCCGCCAACTCGGGCGACGAGAAGGGCGCGTCTCTCCGCGAGCAGATTCGCCGCACGAAGGAGCGCGAGGCGATCGGGTCCAGCAGGGGCCGGGACCTGGAGGGCCGCGTGGCTGCTCGCGTGGCGTCCGTTTCGGAGGCCGACGCCGAGACCGACCGGCTGATCTTCAACGCAGCCATTCGCCGAGCTGACGAGTTGCTCGCCATGCGCAACAACGCCGGCGACCCAAACGAGCCCGCCTACAAGAGGTCGCTCGCGAGAGCCGAGGAGCTGGAGAGGGCGCGGCAGATCTCTGACCCAGGCCGGAGAGCACGCATTCGCTCCCAGTTCGTGGAGAGGGGGGCGGAGGCCGAGAGCGAGGCGTTTCCAAGCCCCAAGAGCGGGAGGTCTGAGCCCAAGAAGGTGCCGAAGGGCATGGGGTTCTTGGTAGAGGAGGGCCTTGTCGAGCAGCCATCGGCAGGGGATCGAGCTCGCATTCGCAAAGAATCCTCCAAGCAGACCGAACTGATGCCCGGAAGGCCATCGGCCTTCAAGTACCCTCGCGGGCGCCACACGCCCGACCAAATGGCAGATCTTGCCATGCGGCTGATCGACGCCGGCGTTCCCGAGCACCGAGCAGCCGACGCCACGTTTGAGCTCCTCGACGCCATCAGCCAAACGCACACGTACCGAGACCCAGGCTATCTCTCCGATCCCGATTCCGCCGTTCTCAAGCCAGGCGTGCTGCAGCCTGGCGAGCGGAAGCTCACCGTGCCGTCGGCAACCGAAAGCCTCAACCAAGCGGGAGCGAAGCGAGATCTTCCGCGCCAGATTGTGGGAAGCAGCGAAGACAGTTGGGTAAACCAGCAGGCCCAGCAACAGCGCGTTTTCGCGGACAACATTGGCTTGACGGACAAGATCGGGCGCCTTTTCGCCAAGGGCTTCACTGCCAAGGAAGTACAGCGCGCATTCAAGCGCGACATGGACGCGCTGGGCCTGGACAGCAGGGATCAAGAGCTTCTCGTTGTCTCGGTTCGCGGCACGCTCGGCATCCCGTCTCGTGCAACCGCAGAAGGCGCCGCAGAGTTTGAGGCTTGGAAGAAAACCAATGGCCTTGGCGACCAGCAGCCAAGCGACTCTGTGCCTGTGTCTCCACTGGCATCCGACGACGACGTCGACCAGGCGTTCAATCGCATCCTGGAGAAGTACAACGCCAGGTCTCGCCTGCCATCGCAGGAAGAGATGAACGCCACCCTGGAGTCGACGCTCCGAGACGACCCCATTCAGGAAGGGCCTGTCAACCAGGGCGGACAGTTTGGGCGGCCCGACAACCCGCTCAAGGGCCTGATGGACGACCCTGAGGACATGTCGCCCGAGAGCCTCAGCGACTACCAGTACTCCAGCGACTTCCTCAAGACCCTGCAGCAGCTCAGCTCTCGGAACAAGATCACCGGATCGGCGAGGGCTGTCGGCCCACTTGAGCGGCACGTAGCTGCCGTTCGCGAAGCCATGCAGTTTGGCGACACGAGTCCGGCCGGAAAGCTGAGGAACCTCCTGCTTTCGCGCATGACCGCCGAGCAGGGCGAATCTGGAACCGCTTCCTATCGAGCGGCCTCCCTGCCAAATCGCTTGCAGCTCAAGCAGCTCGTCGGAAGAGACATCGACAAGGCGGTTGCGGACCTGGCGGAGCAGGTCGGCTCCGAGCCGTCACTTGAGGCGATCGCCCCAAAGCTCGCCGAAAGCCTCCAGATGAACATGGAGGCGACCAAGGGGAGGTTCGTCGAATCGCGACTGAATAGCCCTGGCAGATTCATCGACAATCAGCAGCGCATCAAGACGCTCGCAGAGTCCGGGCAGCGATACAACCCGACCGCCCAGCCGTACGAGGACGCCTACCGAGAGCCCGACGGATCGGAGACGCGGTTCCCAACCGTGGACGAGCAGGGGAATCCGCGATACTTCCCACAGCCAGAGATCTCCGAAGAGCCGTTCTCGTCGTCGGCCCCAGCAGCAAGGAAGTCGATCCGAGAGTCGCTGTCTTCGCTCCTCAATGACGTTCGGTCCGGGCTCCGGGAGACTTTCTCTGACGCTCCCGAGCGCACGGATGCCGCCCCCCAGGGCCCGCGCCCAGGAGACCCGATCACAGAATCCCGAAAGGGGCTCTTCATTGACGTCGGAGGTGGCGAGCGCCGCGAGCTTCTCAAGCTGGAGCGGAGAGGAAACACGTCTCAGACCAAGAAGCAACTCCAGGACTGGAAGGCCTACCTGCCGCTCGACGACGGCCGGTTTCTTGAGTACACGGCCAGCGGCTCCGACGGGACGGTCGCGACGAGAGAAGACATTCAGCGGATGGTCAATTCCGGATACGAAGTCGCACCCAACAATGCCGCGGGCGTCGAGGCGTTTACTCGCGACGCGTCATTCACGCGCGAAGAGGCTTACAGGTCCGGGCGAATCCTGCGCGAATACTACTCTGGCGGCGGAAACGCCGCAGATGTGGCGAGCGCAATCGAGTACATCGATCGACTCGACGGGCCTACCGCTCCAGCCGGCCTGAGGGACGTCGCATTCGAAGGAATGGGGCTGTCTCAGAAAGAGGCCGTCGAGGCTCTGACAGAGATCCGCAAGAACGTCGACCAAATCAAGGAGGCCGCTGGAGGCGCTTGGACTCAAAAGGGCGCGAGCGTTGACGGCCCTCCGATCCCGTCTTTCAAGGACACGCCGGAAGGCGTCGAGGTGAGGCGCATCCTGCAGGAGCGGCGAGACAGAGGGGATATCGTTGATCCGGCGACAGAAGGACAGGCGGTGCGCGAAGTTCTTCTCCGATCGTTCAATGCCTCTGCCGAGGAGACAGCCGACCCAGCGAGGGCTACGAGAAACGTGCTGAACCGTCTCGACGCCCAGGGCATTCCGCTCGGCAACGACACGCTCATTCATCAGCTTGCGGCGTTTGCCAACATCTCTCCCGACGAAGTGCCTGCTCCTCGCGATGACCTGGAGAAGCTGGAGTACGCGGCGATGCTCAGGCACGCCTACGCCTCTGCGCCACAAGAGTCTGTCGACAGAGTGCTGGAGCTAGAGGGCAAGGCCGCGAGGTCCTGGAGCCGAGCGTTCGGCGGCGCGTCCCGCAGGGCGTCTCCGATGTCAGAGAACCTTTCCGAGCCGGCTCCGTCTCCCGACGAGGCTCGCCGCATGCTGGAGGCCGACGCCGAGGCCGAGGGGGATGCCGCCGCCCGAGAGCGGTTCTTCTTGGATGCCATGAAGCCGGAGAACCTTGAGGACGGCCGATTCGGAGTTCAGCCGTCCAAGGATCGGCAGGCTCCTCCTCGCCCTACGCCTGGCGCCGCCAGAGAAAAGCACCTCAACGCCATCCGCGCCCTCTTCGGGACGGTCGACGAGGTAAACGCCGATGGCTCTGTGTCCACAACGCGAAACCCGGTCCCGCTTGGGTTTCAGGTGGCCGAAGGTCGGTTCCAGCAGCGCGTGTCTGGCGGCGCATTTGATGCAGTCCGCGCCGTTGATCTCAACGACCCGGAGCTTGCCATTGGAAGCATGCAGTCTGAGATCGACACTCTCCGCGAGTCGATCGCATCGAAGATGCAGCTCCCGAAGGAGAGGGCTGATCAGATCGCCGGCGACATCCAGCAAGACTACGACAGGCGCGCCCTCGGCGCTGACGACGGATCCAGGAAAGTGTCGCCCGCGCAGCTTCGCAAGCTGAAGAAGAAGATGTTTGCCGAGACGGAGAAGGCTCTGTCAGAAGAGCGCCTGGCGATGGCGGACGAGATGATCGCCTCCGGAGAATCCTCTGACCCTGATGTTGCGAAGCTCAAGGGGCTGCAGCAGAAGCTCGCTGACTTCCAGGAGTCGCTGTCGCGCGTGACAGGCGCCGACTACAAGTCCCGCACCACCGCTCGCGACGCGCAGACGTCTCTGATGGAGAGGCTTTTTGACAGCGCCGGAGTCGACAGGCAGTCGGAGGCAGGCCTCGGCAACGTCGAGGGGGAGATGCTGCCAGGCCAGCGCGAGCTGGTCAACAAGCAGAACAGGAGAACCGACCCGTGGAAGGACGGAGATCGGTCGCGCGTGTCCAAGCTTCCCAAAGAACCTATGTCGCGCAGCATGGACCGCGCGGAGTTCGCCGACATCGTGGAGCGCCTGTATGGCGGGAAGTACGGAGCATCCGACAACATCAAGGCCGTCGCCGCCGAGATGCACCGCCGAGGGATCATTGAGAGCCCAGAGGACTACGAATCCGTTATCTACGACTCCCTGGCTCGCAACGGCTCGATCGCCAACTCCTTCTCCGAATCAGCGCTTCGTGACGCCGCCTGGCAGATCACCGACCATCTTGGTCTGAAGAAGACGGAAGCCCCAGATCGGTTTGCGAATCGCGTCACCGACGAAACGATCGCGAGAGGCAGGGAGCGGCTCGGGCTGAAAGACCAGGCGCCGCCACAAGCTCCACGCCGGTCGCTGCTGCAGAGACTGCTCGGGCAACAGCCTCCGGAAGCACCACAACCAGAGCCCGCGCAGGACTTCTCCGGGCTGGTCTCAGAGATGGAGGCCAGCGTTCCCGAGTGGTCCAGGCGCCTTGCGCCGTTCGACGCCACGAAGCCAAGGCAGGCGTTCGAAGATCTCGGCGACCTCCCAGAGCCCGCAGGGCCGACGCAGCTCCAGGAGGAGCACGCTCGTCTTTTGCGTCTCGCCACAAGCCTGGAGTCTCAGCTCGGAGGTAACGCGGAGCTTGAGTCTCAGTTCGGCGATCGAGTGCGCGAACTCGTCAGGAGGATCCGCAACGACGAGATACCTGCCATCGAGGCCGCGAGGCATCGAGTTGGCACCGACGTCAAGGCTCAGTCTGCGGCCGCGGAGGCCCCAGCAGAGCGACTGACGTCGCGCCTGGCTCCCGAAACGCAGGTCCCTGGGGCTATGTTTAGTCCTATTGTCGACGCTGCCGAGGATATCCCTGGTCTTCCCGAGGACATCGAAGACCTTATCTCTCAGGGGGCGATGCCGCACTTCACGAGCGCTGCGGAGGCGCGCCGCCTCATAGAAGCGCAGCGCGGCAACGTCTACGACGCATCCACTCGGTCCGCGAACCTCGCGCAGCTGGATAAAAACTCCGAGGCCATCGAGGCCCTGAAGGCAGAGATGGACGAGATTCGCGCCAGCGCTCGGCCCGGATCCGAGAGGCTGCTTGGGCTCGCCAAAAAGGACCTGGACGCGCTTCAGGCACAGCGCAGCAAACTGCAGTCCGCAGCCGAAGTGCGGGTTGAGCCCGTCGGGCCGTTCGACCCGAGGTCCAGCTTCTTGATCGAGGACGCTGGAGGCGCGAGTCGATTCAGCGCCAGTCGTGCATACGGACCTCCAGGTGAGCCGAGCAGCATGACATCTCGCTATTCGGCAGAGATGCCTCGCGCCAGTACCGCCGAGGAGCTGGCGGAGATCGCGGATGACCTCGATCATGTCGTGCTCGTGGGGCCTGACCGGCGGTACGCCCGGTCTTACGTGGCAGACATGCTGCGATCGTTCGCCGCCGAGAACGGAGCCGACTTGGGTGAAATCGACCAGGCGGCGGCGGGCGCTGGCGCCGCCCTCAGAAGCAAGGTGGCGCTCGCGAACCAGGGTGGCGGCGAGATGGATCTGATCAGAAACCTGGCCGGCAGAATGCCGGTCAGGTTGAACAGAGACGGAGGGGTCGACGTCGACTCCAACGCTCCGCTGGACCAGATGCTCTTCGACGACGTGCGGGATCCGAGGCTCAAGGGATTGATCGATTCCCTCCCAGAGGGCACGCCGGAGGACAGATACATCCCGCTGTTGGTGCGCCTCGTCGCGGACAGCCCTCTCGATTCACTCAAGTCAGACCATCCGATGATCGCGGCGGCCAGGGCGCTCGCGCCTCGATACGAGGCAACCACCCTGCGAGAGCTGTCTCACGCCATCGGAGGCCACCTGTCGCAGCAGCTCGGGTCAATTCCCACCCGGCAGCGTATCGTCGGCATCTACAAGGGCCGACCGTCCCTTCGGTCGGCGGATGCTGACGCGGCCATGGAGATGGATCTGGCTGCCGAGGACGCCGCAATGAGAGAGACTGCGCGGCCGGTCGGAAGGGCGCAGCCGCAGCCTTCGCCGCAGGCCAGGCAGCCCGCCCCACAGCCGGAACCAGCTCGCGCTGACGAGGCGATGGGCGGCATCCAGGACGAGGACGCGCCGGATCCGTACTGGGATCCGCATGTCGCACGAGAGCGGATGGCGGAGGCTGATCGGCAGATCGCCAAAGCCCGGTGGCTGCCCCCAAAGGCGAGCCAAGCCATGCCGGCAGCGCCAGAGCAGGGCTCGGCTCCGCCTGGTCGATCGAGGATTCGCGACCTGATCAGCAGAAACAAGTTCTATCTGGGGGCCGCAGTCGGCGCCGGGCTTGGCTCCTACGCCGCCAGAATGAATGGAGAAGATGACTCGTACGCCGCAGGGCAGAGCGACTACATGGACGCCATCTCCGAAATGGCTAGTCGCGCCGCTGCGCAATACGAGGCCGATGAGCTCGCATCCGAGCCCGAGATGGACACAAATAAAGGGATGGCGCTCGCGCCGGTGGGGGCAGCCGGCGAGGAGATGCTGGCGTCGGCCGGGACGCAAGCGGCCTCGCCGGCCGCCGTCCTGTCTCGGCTCGCAGATGCCCGAAGGTCCCGATCTCCATACCTGACGACACAGAACCCATTCCCATACTGACGGTGAAACATGGCTGAGCCCAATGAGTTCCTTCGCGCTTACGCAAAAGGCCCTGGCGCCGTGTCGACGCCAACGGCCAGTGGCGTTCGCAATGCGCTGGGGATGCTCTACGGATACGCCAAGCCGACGATAGACAGCGTCGCTTCGCAGGCCTCTAGCGCAGCCAAGTACGCAGGGTCCGAGATTTCTCGGGCTGCTGGCGTGGTGAGCAGGGACGTGTCCGGCGCAGTCGACGCTGCCTCCAAGGCGGTGCGCCCGCATCTCCCGCCATTGCTGCCCGGAGAAGAGGACTTCAGGTTCCTCTTGAAGGCCGGAAACAAGATCGCTCCAGGGTACATCCCACCCCTAGAGGACACTGAGCCGCAGCCCGCCCCTAATCCGAATCCATTCTGGAAAAGCGACGAGTTCCAGCAGATTGACGCTGAGGCCAACCCCATCAGCTTCCCTGCGGGATCGCAGCAATCTGGACCAAAGCCGAGCGAAATCCGCACCAGGTTGGAGTTTCCGGAGGCCAGCAACAAGCAGTTCGAAGAGAGCAGGGCCCGCGATGCAGATGCGCGGAAGGCCAGCGGACAGGCGTCACTCAGGCGTCAGTCGTACGAAGCGGCCGCCAAGGCCGGCAAGGACAGCCTGCTGAGATTCCCGGATCAACCGCCGCCGGCGCAGGGCGCGGACTCCATGGATCGCCTCAAGGAGCGGTCGGCCGCCAACGGGTTCCCGATCTCCGATGCTCCGGCGCGAGGATTCGCACTCCCAGGACACGAGCCGAAGAACTTCAGCGTCGACGGTGCCATTGCCGAGCAGGCCATCGGCAGGGACGAGGCGATCGCGGCGATGGCGCAGGAGATGGGCGTCGGCCCACAGAATCAGTTTCCCAGCGAGATCGACGAGAAGATCGCCGCAGTCCGCCAGGCGTCCGGCAAGAGCCCGTCTCCTGTCGACAGCCAGCTGGTCATGCCGAAGACGATCGCCTATCCGCCCCCCCCTGGCGCGCTCATCGACGCAGGGCTAGCTCCGCAGTTCCCTCCGACTCCCGACGAGATCAGCGCACGGAGCGCGAGAGTCGCCTCCGCCGCCGCGATGCCTCGCCTCGCCGATGGCGCTGTCGTTCCAGGGCTGGGCACCGGCGTGATTTCCCCCTCGGCTTCGAACCGAGTCGCAACGCTGGCTCGGGATGCGCGCAAGGCGCAGGAGGCCCGCTCTGCGGAGGAGGCGGCAGCCAAGCTGAAGGCCGACGCCACGGCTCAGCAGGATCGCGCCAAGGCGGAAACTGCGGCCAAGGCGGAAGCTGCGGCCAAGGAGCAGGAGCGCGTCGCCGCCGAGCAGGAGGAGCAGCGCCGGCGATCGCCCATGGCCGGCATGGGCGGCGTGATGATTTCTCCCGCCGAGAGGATGAACGCCGACACCAACATCTCTGGCCGGTACAGCGGCCCAGTCGGATCCCGCAAGGCTCCGATGGCAATGTCGCCGTCCGACGTGAACGACGTCACCGGCATGGAGATGTCTCCGCTGGAGGCGCACGAGGCTGGCGCCACCCCAGACTACGACCTCCTCGCCGACAAGCTTGGTCTGCCGCGAGACATGCCGGAGGAAGAGCGGCTGGAGCAGGCCCGCGTCTTTTGGGGCGACCAGGTCAGCCGCAGCAAGAACTCAGTCGTTCGCGAGGCTCAGGGCGGCGGGTTCTACTTCTCGCCTACCGACGAGGCCAAGGACAGGTACAGGCGGCAAGGGCTCGCGGCCGACGCACGGAGCATCAAGCGCACGTACCCTCGATCGCAGGATGGGGGGCAGGAGCACATCGAGGCGCTCGACCAGGCCGTTGCGGAGAACGATCCCAAGTCCATCGGAGAGATCCGCAAGCGCCTGTACGACGACAGGCAGACGGCCACAGCTGCGTTCATTCGCGACCGAGGGCGGATGCAGCAGGTCACGCGCAACATGACCGACCCGCGCCTGGCTCCTGCGATGCTGGCTGAATCGCTCAAGAACGCGCAGACTCCCCAGCAGAAGGCAGACGTTTACAGGCAGTTCGGAATGGACGAGCAGGCCGAGCTCATCGAGTCTCGCGGTTCTGCGGAGTCGCAGGCCGATAAGAACCGCTCGTCAACCGAGGGAATGCATAGACTCGACTACGAAACCGAGAACCGGAAGATCGACGCCGGCGAGCGCGTTGGGGCGCTCCAGGCAAAGGCCACGCAGGCCACCGCGGATGCTACCGCGAGGGGCAAGGAGCTTGATCGCGCCCAGGAGGACAGGAAGATCGATCTCGCAGAGCGCGCACAGAAAGCCGATGAGAGCAAGGATGAGGCTGACGCGGATGCAAAGAGAGTTGAGCAGGAGCGCAAGCAGATGGGGCCTGGCGACGCCAGGGAGGCGGCGGCCGATCGAGTCCTCCAGCCCCTGCTGACGGCCGACGAGAGCCAGACCGACAAGGCATACCGCGAGCTTCCGGCAATCGTAAGGAAGCACCACCTCAACGTCACCGACATGCTCGCCAAGGAGGGGATCGACCCCACTACTCTGCCTGGACTTCGCAACTCCAAGGCGGGCTATACCGAAGACGATGCCGCCGAAGAGCTGCTCGCGCAAGCAAACAGACGCGCGGACGCCTCGCAGCACCCCCTGCTCCGGGTGTGGACCGCGACGCACGCCCAGCAAGTGGCCGCCGAGGCCAAGAAACTTCGCGGATTCACGAGTGCACAAACGCAGTCCAAGCAGTACGAGGCGTTTGCTGCCGGGATGCGGCGAGTAGGGGTATTCCCGAACTCCCAGGCGTTCATCGACAACGCCCGACAGAACGGCATCAAGATCCCGGCGCAGCAGGGGAGCTAACTAGCAAGGTCATGCGATGCCAATCTTCGGCGGAAACACCGACTACTCCCCCAAGCGCCCTGCATTCAGCCCGTCCGCAAAGCGCGAGGCGATCGAAAACCTCAACCGGTCTGGCGGCGGAACGCTGTCGGACTTGTTCTGGCTGCTCGACACGATTCCTGCAGCTGCGAGAGGGACGGTGTCGGGCATCGCAACTGGCGATCCAGGCAAAGGCCTGAGGGCGTTCACTCAGAACTCCGACGATCGCGTCGACGGCCGCGAGATGCTCGGAGATCTCGGCCTCGATCCGACGCCAGGCCAGAAGACGTGGACGAACTTCGGTGCGGGCATTGCCGCAGAGATGGTCACAGACCCTCTCGCACTGCTCTCTGGCCCCATGAAGGCGCTTACCCAGGCCGGCAAGATCGCATCGAAGGCCGGACTTCTCCAGAACGCCGGCGAGGCCCTGTCGCGTAAGTACCTGGCTGGCCAGGCCACTGGAGAGGTGGCCGATTTGGCCCAAGATGCAGTCGCGAGAATCGGCCGGGATGTCAGCCCGACAGACATCCTCGGGCGACCGCTCGTTGGGCCTCGCGCTGCTCGCAGGTACGGGACGCTCGGCGATGTGATCGACTATTCGCAGGACCCTGAGCAGGCCAGCAGAAGCGTCCTTGCTGCGCTCGGCGGCGACTCGTCGTCGCTCGACAGGCTGAGGTCGTCTCCGCTGGGGCGCGACATCGGAATCGGGCTTCCGCTGATGGACCCGGCCTTCTCCGTGTCTATTCCCGGAGGGGATGGCCTGGCCTCTGCAATGGACTACCTCGGCGCAGCCGCCAGGTGGAGCGCTCCAGGCCGCGTGTTCAACAAGTTGACCAACCCGCTCGTCGGAGATGCGCTAGGCGCCGACGACCAGATGATGACTTCCGGAGCCAACATCGCTCGGCAGCGGGCCGCCGCAGAGGGCCGCCGGGAGGCGACATACCAGGCCGGTCGACTAAGGCTCAGCGAGCCCGATGCGTTCTCGGAAGAAGGAAATCGGGCGCTCGGCCGCTCGATCGAGAAGCCCTTCGTGAACGCGCACGAGCAGGCCGACAACGTCTGGCAGTCCTCGCACCCTGCCGCCAAGCAGTACATGCAGTGGTGGGAAGAGTACGCCAAGGGGTCTCCCGAGAGGCTGCGGTCTGTTGGCCTGAGAGGCGAGGTGTTCTCGGACCCGCACGTCTCTGGGTATCTGCCGCGCAGGGCAGAGAGCGCGCTGGAGATGGCCGGAGAATCGAACCCATCGCTTGGCCGCGCCCTCAACACAATGACCAGCGATCAGATGAGGCGAGCCGAAGAGATGATGGTTCCCGGCGGCAGGGACACGATTGCGTTCGAATTGTCCAAGGACCCATTCGTCGCCGGCGGCAAGCGGGCTGCCAAGAACGACGCCGAGGCGACGCGCTACATCGCCGAGAAGCTTGAGCTTGAGCCTGGCAGGGAGGGGCAGAGGCAGGCAGAGGCGCTTGCGGGCCTTCTTCATCGCCTGCCCGATCACATCATCAAGGAGGTTCCTCTCTACGGGCAGCACCCGATCGAGATGATCACCCGGTACGTCGAGGGGCGAGAAGGCGCCGAGGCGATGCAGGGAGCCCTGCTCGACTCGCTGGCCTATCACGCCAAACAGGGTCCGGCTCCGCTCATCGAGGGCGGAAGGCACATCTCCGTCAAGAACGCCATCGAGAAGGTGTCGTCGCAGGCTGCGTCTGACTCGGGATCGATGGAAGGTGCGGCCAGTCAGATCCGCTCGCGCCTTGCCAAGAGGTTCGGGATGAGCCCGGACTCCGTGGCGCTCGGCGAGTACGCCATCCCTGAAGAAGTGGCCGACCGCCTGGCGAGAGCCAGCGAGGCCTACTCCAAGACCGAAGCATCGAAGGGGCTTGCCCAGTACATCGACAACTACAACGCCACCTGGAAGGCGTCGATTCTGTCCTGGCCGAGCAAGATGGTTCGCGATTTCTACTCCGGCGCATACTCCAACTGGCTGGAGGGAGCTGCATCTTCCAGGGGGGTTGGGTCCGCCTACGGACTTCTGACGGCCGGGCCTCAAAGCAGCTCGTTTCTGTCGGCCCTGAAGAACACACACCTGTACTCCACTGCCGACGACGACGCCATTGCACGTTTCTGGGCGGACCTTTCTGCAGAGGGTCTTCTCGACACCGGCATGGAACTCGACAGGGGCATCTCGGTGTCCGGCGGCAAGGTCCTCAACACCATGCCGGGAGCTGCGCCGGAGGCGTTCGGCTCTGCCATCGCCGAGCTTGGCCCGCAGGCCGGCAGAAGCTGGAAGCAGTACGCCGTGGACATCGCCCCAAATCCCTTTGCGTCCAGAGAGCAGCTCTCCAGGGGTCCGGTTGCCAGGTTCGGAGCCAAGGCCGGGAACCTGGTCGACAAGATCAACCGCCTGTCCGGGTACATGGAACTCCTGATGCAGGGCGTCGCCCCGCAGGAGGCGGCCCGCCGGATCAAGAGGGCGCACGTCGACTACTCGTCCCTGACCGCATTCGAAAAGGGCATCCGCGACAAGTTCATGCCGTTTTACGCCTACACGTCACGGTCCATGGCTGAGGTAGTTCGCCAGATGGCAGAGCGGCCAGGCGGGCGGTACGGCCAGGGACTTCGCGTCTACGAGCGCATGCAGGAGCGCGACGACGGAGAGTACACGCCCTCGTACCTGAGGCAGAACTTTGCTGCACCGATCCCGAGCGACTTCCCGCTGCTCGGCACCGACACGCCAGGAATGACCCGCTACCTGACCGACATTGACCTGCCTGGCTACGACCAGCTGAACATGGTTGTGCCCGGAGACCCGCGCACCACCGTCCAGCGCGGCTTCCAGATGATCCACCCTGCCCTGCGCACTGGCCTTGAGTTTGGGACCGGCCAAGACGCATTCACGGGCCAGGATCTCCGCAAGGGGTCCAGCGGCCCGCTGACCAAGATCGGCAGGGCAGTGACTGGCGACGACCAGCTGCGGCTTCCGGCCGAGATCGAGAAGATCTACGACCTGCTGCCTGGCCTCAGCAGGCCGACTCGCGCGATTTCCCAGGTCGTCGACCCCACGTACGACGTCGATCTCCCTTCCAGGCTGACGGCCGCTGCGTTCACGAACCTCACCGGCGCCAAGATCCGAGACGTGACGGACGAGGAGGCCGATCGCGACGCAATCAGAAGGCTTCGCGATGCCGCCGCTCCGTACACCCGAGACCACACCACCGCCTACATCACGGACTCCATGAAGCCGATGGTTCCGCAGTCCGCATCCAGGTCGCTGGACCTCGCCAACCAGATCCAGCAGGAGCGGCTGAAGAAGAAGCAGCGGTCAGGAGATCGACGGCGGCCGTGATGTGTTGCCTGCGAGCTGGGATTGGTCGAGGTAATGCCTGGCTGCGAGCCCTGGCGTCTTGTGCGCCAGAAACCACTGCGCTTTTCCGGGATCCTGCATCTCGATGTGGGTCGCCGCGGATCTCCGCAGCCACCTTCCGCTTCCTGAATTGCCCACCTTGGCGAGAAGCTGCCTCATAAGCCGGAATGAATACCTGCGACAGGCCACCCACCCGAGGATTCTGCCATCCGGACTGGCGCTCAGCATGGCATTCACGGCGGAAACGCAGTCCTTCGACAGCTGCCGAGTGCAGATGATGCCGGTCTTGCTGGTCACCCAAGACATGACGCTCCCCCTGAGGTTCGCGCCAGTCCAAGAGAAGATGTCTCCGTAGCGTGCGCCTGTCTCGTAACCAAGGAGAACCCAACAGCGCAGGAAATCTCGGACGTTGGCTCCGTTCCGAAGACGCTGTCCAGAAAATCCGTCCGCCGCCTTGACGAGCGCGCAGCAATGGGAGATAGTCCACGCCTGCACGGGAGGGAGCGGCGCACGAAGGCGCATCACCCCTCTCGGAGGGGAGTCCACAAGGCCCTCCTCCCACGCCCATCTCCATAGCGTCATCGACTGACGCCTCTCGTTGCAGAGAGTGGTGGGCGAAACGGAATCTTTTCTCGCACGGAGGTGAGAGTTCACGGCATCCGCCGTCAGGCCCGGCAGTCGGGTCGACAGCTTTCTCAACTGCCGCGAATACTCGCTGCTGCACAAGCGAGATTCTAGGTACAAGTCGCAAATCTGAGGCACGTTCATGGACGACCCTTTGACGCAGGGGAATATACCCCGCGAAATGAGCCCTAGCTCGACAAGCTGGGGGTCACAGGTTCGAGTCCTGTATCGCCCATACGATGGGACCACCACGGTCGAGGAGGCGGAGTCCAACCAGGACTACCACTCCTCGGCCGGGTGGTCCAAGTCGCAGCTGTGGGACTTCATTTCGCGCGGACCAAGGTATTTCTACCTACGGCACGTCGCGAAATCCATAAAGCCGGAAGAATCGGCAGCTCTTTCCCACGGCACCCTGCTTCACAGGTGGTTTGAGGTAGGGGAAAGCTTCTGGGACGAACTCGTCGTCCCGCCAGCCAAGCTCCTGACCGACACCGGCCGGGTCGGCAAGGCCGCCAAGGAGTGGCTGGCCGAGCACGCCGCCGGCAAGTCTCCGGTTTCTCAATCCGAGCTCGATCAGCTCCGCTGCGAAGCGGACGCGATCATGGCTCACGCCGCGGCCCGCGACTTGATCGCCGCCAAGCTGGCGAGCGAGGTCAGCATTCGCTGGCTGCACGAAGACGGGACGCTTCTGCGTTGTCGTCCCGACATGATCTCAGAGGACCTTCTCGGTCCAATCGTCGTTGACCTCAAGACCACACGCGAGGCGGATGTCCTCGGGTCTTGGTGGCGATCCGTGATGGATTACGGATACCACGCCCAGGATGCGCACTACCAGTGGGGCATGGAGGCGGTGGGCATGGACGCCCGCCCACTGGTTTTTGTCGTCGTGTCGACCGTCGCCCCTCACGACGTCGCTGTCGTGAACCTTCCATCCGAGCTGGTGGATAGCGGGCGAGCGCGAATGAGGTCGGCCATCGCCGACATCGGAGTCCGCATGTCCATCGACTGCTGGATGCCGGAGCAGCACGGCGAGGTTGTCGAGCTGCCAGTCCCAGGCCACGTACTCAGGAACTTGCCATGACAGAGACACGGAAGATCTACGTCTACCAGGACCGCTGCCCAGAAGGCACGGCCAAGCTGGCCGGAGCGCTGGCGAAGGCGATCCCGAACATGCAGCCGCTGGTTCGGAACTGCGTCAGCCACTTCGCCAAGAAGGGGCCGGACGGAAAGATGCAGCCCGACTACGCCGACCTTGCGGCCTGCCACAAGTCCGCAGCCAAGGCCCTTGCCGACCAGGGCCTCGTCGTAATCCAGACCGTTGCCATCATCGACAATGGCGACACAGTGCTGAACACGCAGCTCATGCACTCCAGCGGCGAGTGGGTAAGCAGCGTGCTGCCGGTGAAGGCCGCGACGTCAGACCCGCAGAAGATGGCTGCAGCCATCACGTACGCCAGACGGACCGCCTACTGCGCCATCGTTGGCCTTGCTGCCGACGACGACGATGACGGAGCGCAGGCACAAGAGGCTGCGATCCGCTCCTCCGTCGAGGATGAGGGGCGCATCGAGAAGCTGCTGGCAAAGGCGATCGACGAGTCGAAGACCGCCGAGAAGCGAGCCGAGGTCATCGCGAGGGCCGAGAAGGGAGTGAGGGCAAAGCAGCTCACCCCAGAGGCGCACCAGCGCCTGCAGGCGAGGGCCGAGGCAGCCAACAGCGCGGCCTCAAGAGAAAGGCCGGTGCCAGCATGATGAACCAGGAGCTGGTCGACACGGCCCGGCTTCTGGTTGCGGCCGTTCAGGACTCGGACGGATTCACCACGGACTACCTGAGGAAGCTGATCATCCATCTCGTACCGCAGCTGCTCGGCGAGATCGAGATCCTGGCCAACGTCGCCACCAGTGCCGCAGGCAGGATGCCGGTCTACGTTCCGGAGGCTCCGGCCGAGAAGGAAGAGGCCGAACCAACGCGGAGAAAAGACAGGAAGAAGGACACCAGCAGCAAGAAGCGCAGGAAGAAAAGGAGGTAGCAGTGCTGATAAGGGACTATCAGGACCGCGCTATTCGCAGCGCGGTGGGTGCAGCCAAGGGCGGCGCCAAGAGAATCACGATCTCCAGTCCGGTCGGATCCGGCAAGAGCGTCATCATGGCCGAGCTTGCCCGTATGGCCAAGAGGCCGATCATCCTCAGTCCGTCGAGGACGCTCCTCTCTCAGCTGCACGGCAACATGGAAGCCTGGCTGGGGGAGCGTGTCGGCGTCGAGCAGGGGGCAGTGAGGGTTCAGGATATTCTCGGCCTGAAGGAGAGGGTCGCCGTGTGCATGCGGCAGAGCATGCTCTCCCGAGATCGATACAAGCGCCGTGCGTTCGACGGGACCACGCTGGTGATCGTCGACGAGTGCCACATCGGCAACACGAAGCCGTTCGTCCAGATGATGCGGCACTTTGAGGAGATGGGCGCTGTGGCCGTTGGCCTGTCAGCCACTCCCTACAAGGGCAAGGGGAAGCCTCTCCCGTTCTGGGACAGGCCGTGCTTCTCGTATTCGCTGCTGGAGGCAATCAGGGACGGATACCTGATTCGACCGCGAGGCGTCATCAGCAGGAGTACCTCTATCGACCTGTCGGCCGTCGAGGTCGTGGCGAACGAATGGAGGGAGGACCAGCTCAACGCGGTCCTTGAGGCAGAGCATGCAGTCCAGGAGATATCCAGCCTGATACTCCAGACATACAAGGGCAAGCCGTCTGCCGTGTACTGCAACAGCGTCTTTCAGGCGAAGCTTCTCGCCGAGGTGCTGGCCCGGTACGGAGTCAAGCCATCGCTGGTGTTCAGCGACCAGCCCGAGGACGAGCGAGAGGCCAACATGTCGGCCTTCATGGATGGCCAGTCGAAGGTCATCTGCAACGTCGGGATCCTTGCCTACGGATGGGACCACCCGAAGCTGATCAACATCTACAACGCCGCCCCTACGATGAGTCTCGCTGTCTACGAGCAGAGGATCGGACGCGGCACACGGCCGCTGAAGGGAACGATTCAGGACGGCATGAACCGAGACGAGAGGCTTGCCGCTATCGCTGCCAGCGACAAGCCGCACTTCAACATCTTCGACATCACCGACGCCAGCAACTCCCTCCAGCTTGTCAACGCCCTCGATCTGCTCGATGCCGGCAGCCGACAGGATCCGATCAGGCGGCAGAGGGGCATGGACGCCATGACGTCCGGCGACACCAAGGAAGAGGCCCCAGGCGAAGACCCAGGCGCCGACATCCTTTCGGTCATGGATACGCAGGACAAGGTCGACGAGCTCAACCGAAAGCGCCAACGGCTTCTGGTTGGCGTCGACTTCAGCCACAGAGAGCGCGACCTGTTCTCTGCTCCCGGAGCCCCACAGAAGAAGGAGAGGGGATGGAGAATGATCTACGGTCCGCACGCGGGAAAGCTCATTCGGGACCTCCCGTCGGGCTACCTAAGGGCGGTCGTCGGAAAGGCCGGGTCGAAGGCGTACGGCAAGACGGCGGCCCTCCACAGCGCCATCAGGGCAGAGATACACCGCAGAGAGGCGGGCTGACCGCAGACGATGGCTCGTTCTACCACCAGTCCGTCGGCCAGATCGGCGTCCTCATGGCCGCAGAGGCGCTTCTCAGGGAGGGATTCCAGGTTTCCTTGCCGCTTGTGGACACAGGATACGACCTGCTGGCCATCAAGGGTGCGTCTCTGTGGCGAATACAGGTCAAGGCGACGTCTTCTCAAGGCAGGAACAAGAGCCGAGTGCGAGCAAGGAGGGGAGCTGGAAACAAGATGACGTACACGGACGACCAATGTGACGCGATCGTGGCCGTGCATACGACACGAAGGGCGATCGCCTGCATGACACTACAGCAGCTCAAGGGCAGATCGTGGATCAACTTCGCGGACTGCTCTTGCGCGAACATTTTCAGTGCGCTTCAATAGCGCAACATCAGGCGGCCGGCTTGGGTAGACCTTGCGGCGGCCGCCGCAGACAGCCTGTACCGCAAGGGATTGTGACGAAACAGGCAGGGGTAGCCCGAAGTCAGATGCCCCAGTCACACGGGCCGCAGTAGGCCCGATAAGAAGCTGACATGCCATCGTCCGCTGCGGATCGATGGTCACCCCTACGCGTCCCAACGAGCGTTGGCAGGTGATGGCCAACCTAGCTGGAAGCCCCAGCTGGGGATGGTCACCCTCCACCCACATGCGAGCCCTCAAGCATTGGCAGGTCATTACCAGCATGGGTTCTGATGACGTTCAGATGCTTCGTGTGACTGATCACCAAGGAAGGTGCATCGTCGCGCTGTGCCTCACTCCACGGAACCGAGAGAAGCTGGTGCTGGGATCGCTGGAAGCATTCGACGACTGCCGTAACGTCCCGTCGGTTGTGTGCGACTGTACTTCGCTCGTTCAGGTAACGGACTGCGACACGCTGATGGCAATGTCCGCCTGGCTCATGTCGGCTGCGACATGGCTCCGGCGCCAGCAGGCCACGGGCACGGAGGATTCCCGATGAATACGAACGCACTCGATTTCTTCGCGTCAGCGTGGCAGAAGTGCTGGCTGTGCGGCGCCGGGCCATCGGCGCTTGAGATCCACCATATCTGCGGACGCAGGGGCAAGGATCCTCACGACCCGCGGAACCTGTTCCGGATCTGTGCGCACTGCCACCGGCTGTACCACGACGGAAGCAGGACCGAGAGGTACATCGCGATCGAGCACGTCCTGTACGCGAAGCGCTCGTGGGATCCGGAGAACTACGACCCTCAGTACCTCGCCTCGATAAGAGGTCGCAAGCACCTTGGTGTCGAGCCGCAGATGCCCGACTGGTGGGATTACGACGTCGACCTCTCTGTGGACAGGAAGCCGGTCCCGCAGCCGCGGCCGCGCATTACTCGTCGAGGTCCTCCGAGGGCCTACGTTCCTTCGGATCATCCCGTCCACGAGTTCCGCAGCGCCATCGCCAAGGCGGCCCTCAGCGCCGGAGCGTTTCCGACAACGAAGCCCGTCGTCCTCTCCGTGTCGTTCCTGTTCGCCCGGCCGAAGAGCCACCTTCGCAATGGCGTTCCGAAAGACGGCTCGCCCCTCGTGCCGCAGGCCGACGTAGACAACCTGGCGAAGTCCGTCATGGACGCGCTGACTGCGGTGGCCTACGCAGACGACAAGCTCGTCATGCGTCTGACCACCGAGAAGCGCTACGCAACCGTCGATCGTGTAACCGTCAGGGTGCACCATGCCGAGTGACCACCACTTCCTGATCAATGGATGCCGCTGGTTGTGGAGATACACGCGCCTCCGCGGAGGTGCTGCCGGATGGACGTTTATGAAGGACCCAAAGAACCAGTCCATCAACGAGCGAGTGCTGATCGATTCGCGGCTGTCTGGGCGATCTCGCCTGGAGACGGAGATCCATGAGTTTCTTCATGCGGCAAACCCAACCCACAGCGAAGAGCACGTCACGCAGCAAGGACGAGACCTGGCACGGATCTTGTGGTGCCTCGGATACCGACTCAAGGAGGGCGCAGCCAATGACAGTAAGTCTGGAGTGGCATGAGGTGCTTATGGCCGCACAGATCGGCCTCCAGCGCGAGGTCGAGTGCATCAAGCGGCTCAGCAAGGACAGGCGCCCGAACATCAGGCACTCGTGGGATCAGTGCGTCAGGGGCGCTCTTGGAGAGCTCGCCGCCTGCAAGGCCTTGGGCGTGTTCTGGGACGGCAGCGTGAATACGTACAAGACCAAGCCCGACATCGCTCCGAACATCCAGGTTCGGACCCGGCCGGTAGACGACGCCAGAACTACCTACGACCTGATTGTGCGCAAGTCCGACAAGGACACAGACACGTTCGTGCTCGTGACTGGTCAGCGCGAGACATTTGTGGTTCGCGGATGGATCACCGGCAAGATGGCCAAGCTCCCGGAGTACGTGAAGAACTACGACGGACACGAGGAGGCCTGGTTCGTTCCTCGGACGGCGCTTCGCCCCATCTCTGAACTCGCCTCACTCCTTCGCGACGGGAGAAACTAATGGACAAGAAGCTTGTGTACATCGCCAGTCCGTACACGAAGGGCGACCAAGCCCTCAACGTGCGATTTCAGATGCGAATCTGGGATGTCCTGCTGGATCTCGGCGTCGTGCCGGTGGCGCCTCTCTGGAGCCACTTCCAGCACATGCATTCGCCGCGGACGTACGACGAATGGGTGGCGTACGACAACGAGATCATCAAGAGGTGCGACGTACTCGTTCGACTCGACGCAAACGAGAGTACGCCCGCCGGTCCGTACACGATGAGGGAGAGTCCCGGAGCCGATGCAGAGGTGGCGCTGGCGCTATCTCTCGGCAAGCCGGTGTGCTACAGCATTTTCGAACTGGCGTTCTTGCTCGGGAAGGTGAGTCAACTGGAGGCGATGTCGTGGAGCGAAAGGTAGTGACAAACAGGGGGTGTGAGTACAGCACTGGTGCTGTTCGATCCGCAGACGCAGAGTGCGTGAGATACGACCTGATCAGTCCCATTGGACTGAGGGCCGTTGCGGAAGCGTGCGCAGAGGGCGCGAGAAAGTATTCGGACTACAACTGGGAAAAGGGGATGCCGGCGAGCGACATGATCAATCATGCGCTTCGTCACGTCTACGAGTTCCTGGAGGGAGACAGGTCGGAGGATCACCTCGGGCATGCTGCATGGAACCTGATGGGGGCCATCCACTCCCTTCGCGTGTGGCCCGAGCTCAATGACGGAAGGTTTCGCGGCGAGGGGTGCTCGGCGCCTTGCAGCAAGGAGTAGCCCGAATGGAGGCAAGGATGCCAGACGACCTCGGGCTAGCCGAAGATCTTGAGTCGCCATGGAGGATGTTCCTCGCAGGCGTGCTCTCCGAAACCGTGTCGAACTGTCGGTGGCTGTCAGTCGCCGCCGCCGACAAGGAGAAGTGCCGGACTGCAGCCGTTGGGGACAACTTCGGGCGCCGGCTCGTCTGTTCCGCAGTGGCGTGGAACTGGGTGTTTTCAAGCCCGAAATGCACCCTCGGGTTCCGGCAGGTGTGCGAGGAGCTCGGCATCGAGGAGGACTACGTCAGGCGCCGAATACTGGCCGACTGCCGCAATCGGGAGGACATAAACCAGGTGGTCCTCTGCGCGATGAGGGACATCCTGCCGACGGTCTGCCGGCGGGCCTGCCCGACGGACTCCCTGTGCGAGCAGGTTGACTGGAGCATTCCCGGAAAGGCGAGGGCGCTGTGACTGCCGAAGAGCTGACTGCCGCCGTTGGCAAGTTTCTGTCGGACGCCAGGGCAAAGGCGTCCGGCGGCATCACCGTCGCGGAGTTTGGGCAACTGACCGCCCAGGTTCTGTCGATCGCGGTCGCCGGACTGGAGTCGATCCCGGCCGACGGAGCGTCCAAGAAGGCCTGGGCGGTGCGGTGCGTTGAGCTGCTGTTCGACAGCTGCGCCGACTCCTGCGTCCCGCTGTTCGCGAAGCCGATCTGGTGGCTCGCCAGGCCGGCGCTCAGGTCTCTCGTCCTGGCGGCAGCTGGCGGCGCCATGGAGCAGATCCTCGCCATGACCAGGGCCGCCGCCCAGGAGCCGAAGGCATGACCACTGGTTTCGTTTTGGCCGCAGCGGCAGCAGCGTATGTCCTCTGGTCCAGGCCGCCGTCGACCTATCAGCCTCAGCCCCTCTCTCCCATTGCTCCGCCCGGCCTTGCTCCGCTGGGGGCGCCGGAGGCCGGAGGCGGCGGACCGCACCCGTTGACTCTGATCGCGATCCTGATGGCCGGCGCGATGGTGGCTTTCGCAATTCGCGATTCGCGAAAGGACCCGGCGCCACCTCCGATGCCGAGCCCAATCGCAGGCATCGACCTCGTCGGAAAGTTCGTCGGAGACAGGGCCGCAGAGGACGCCGCAATCACGGCGGAGCTACTTGACCAGCTCGCCTCTGTCATCGAATGGGATGGCCTGCAAGAGTGGAATGGATCTCCGAAGAGCCCGAGGCTCAAGACCGGCCAGCAACTGGCAGAACTCCGCTCGGTTGCTCGCGAGTACAGAACCTCAGGCGTCAGCCTCGGAGACCGGCAGCCTCTGGCGCGAGATGAGATCGCCGCGTACCTCGACAAGGAAGTCGGCAACGACGGCGGGCCGATCGACATGGCAGGCCGAGCGCGATGGATTCGTGCCTTCAGGGCCATCAGCGCCTCCGCGAGGTCCGCTTCTGGAGGCAGGCAATGACAGCTCGGCAGCGATACGCATGGACCGGATCGGCGATCCTGCTCGTGGTCTGCGCCGCGATCCTCGGCCTGATCGTCGAGCGAGCGGCCGAGGATCGGTCGCCAGGTCCTCAGGGCAGGTTCGGCTACAACCCAAACCCTGGCGAGTCTCGCCGCGTCATCGAGGACTTCGGCCCTGACGGCCTGTTCTCTTCGGCCGGCGAGGACGCGATCTCTAAGTCAGAGGGCAGGGACACGTTCCTGTACCGGCCCGCGATGAAGGCGCACCACGCGCTCTACGGAGAGCCGTGGGTGGTCGGCCGTCAGGGCATAGGAGACTGCGTTTCTTGGGGTTGGTCCCACGCAATCTGGATAGCTCTTTGCTGCGACTGGGAAACCGGTCGCCTGCCGATGCCTCCGCCTCTCGTGGCCACGGAGAGCATCTACGGCGGATCGAGAGTGGAGGCTAGGTCAAGGGATGGGTCCGGGTCTTCTGCCGTCGGCGGATGGAGCGACGGCAGCTATGGGGCCGCGGCCGCGAGGTTCGTCCGCAACTGGGGGGTGGCGTTCCGCGAGAACGCAGGCGGCCACGACCTGACTCAGTACTCGGCAGACAAGGCGAAAAACTGGGGCGCGTATGGCAACGGCGGGCAGAACGACCAGGGGAAGTTTGACCAGTTCGTCAAGTCGCACCCGGCCCAGCATGTCGCCGCAGTCGGGACGTTTGAGGAAGCTGCCGCCGCCATCGAGTCTGGCTTTCCTGTCGCCGTATGCAGCTCGCAGGGGTTTGCGTCTGTCAGGGACAAGGATGGATTCGCGCAGGCATCCGGGCAATGGCAGCACTGCCAGTGCTTCATAGCGGTCAGGTACAAGAAGAACGGGTCGCCCGACGACGCGCTGTTGTGCCTCAATTCTTGGGGCCCGGACTGGATAAGCGGAGGCCGTTGGCCAGACGACATGCCAGAGGGCTCGTACTGGGTGCGCCGGTCGGTCGTCGAGAGAATGCTCGGAGGCCAGGACACAGACTCGTTTGCCGTTGGTTCCGTCGGAGGATTCAAGTGGCGCCCAGTCAGTCACCGCGAGTGGTTCCAGCCGGCCAGCCGAGCGCAGTCTCAGCCTTCCGCATTCTCCAGCGCAGCCCTGGCATTCTGAGGTACGTATGAAGAACGACACTCGTGACGCTCTGCTTTGCGTGGCGATCGGCATTGCCATCGGGTGGTGGCTGGGCAGCTCTCCCGAGAGCCCTGTCAATCCGAACTCGCAGAGGCCCGTGCTGTCTGCGGTAGGCCGGCTGGCGAGAACCGCCGCAAGGCTCGGCCTATGGCTCGCTGTGTCCGCCGAGCCCCCACCGCCGCAGCAGCGGCAACTCGTCCACTCGCCGGCCTACGATGCCGAGGGGCATCCTGTCCTCGATCACAGGGAGGGCTGGTGATGAAAGCTGTCGGTCAACTCCTGATGCTCTCAGTTTTGGCGCTGCTTGTGGTTGAAAACGGTGGGTCGCCACTCAGGCCCGGCGATGTGATCACGGTTCACGTTCCGCACCGAGGCACGAAGGACTTCGTGGTCCGCGACATGGGCTGGGGATGGATGCTTGAAAGCCGCGACGGGCTGGTGTGGAACATGCACGCCCTCGGGCGACATCGATGGAAGAAAGCCAAATGAAGCCCATCGACAGCCGCTGGAAGATCGTCGCCGGAATCGCCGTTCTTCTGTGGGTCGCCCGTCCCGTTCCAGGGATCATCGCCTACCGGCTTGATTCCCAGGAGTGGATGCTCTGGTGGATGAAGATCATCGCGCCGACGCTCGCCGGCGGTGGGCTGACGGTGACCTCGCCGTTTTGGTGGATGCTCCTCGAGGTGC